TATATAATTCTGTCGCGGGTGTTTTTGTTTCTTCAGTTCCTCAAACATTCGGAACAAGTGTACAAGTTTATGGTACACTTTCTATTTGCAATTACACCGGATTTACTGGAGGAGTTATTTTATCTGCAACAGGTCCAACTGGACCTACAGGTGGTACTAATTTATATGTTAATGCTTCAATAGTACCTTCTATAAATTCGGCATTCTCTTTAGGTTTTTCAGGACCAGATGCTAGTAACAATAGTTTACTATGGGATAATTTTTATGCAAATAATGTATTTGCAAAAAGAAATGTTTTTGCGAATAATGTTAGACTAACGTCTGATTACCGTATCAAAGACAACGTAAAACAATTAGATGATTCATTTACAGTTAAGTATTTAAAACCAATTAGTTATACAAACAAACAAACAAATGCACAAGACATCGGTTTAGTAGCCCACGAATTGCAAGAACATTATCCAGAGTTAGTAACAGGAGAAAAAGATGGACCAGAATTACAATCTATTAATTATGTTGGATTAATACCAATTTTAATTACAGATATTAAAAATATGAAATTAGAAATAAATGCTATTAATAGTGAATTAACGACAGTTAAAAATGAATTAAATGAAATAAAAAATCAAAAATAAACAAAAACAAAAAGTATAAATTTTAAAAATATAATTTAAAAGTATCTATAATAATATTATTATTATAAATGCTTAAATTTCCTACAATTGTAACATCTTTTTATAATATTAGAAAAACAGAAAACAACGAGGCAAATACAAGAACAATTTTAAAATACTTAGAACTAGCTTCAAATTTTATTTTAAAATTACCATATCCATTAATTATATTTGTTGATAATAATGATAGTGATATAATTGATTTTATAAACGAGCATCGGAAGAATTATAAAAAAATAACATTTCTTAGAAAAATTAATATTGAGGATACACATTATTTTAAACATATTGACCGATTAACACAATTACAAAATGAATATATAATTCATAATTTAGATAAAAATAAAGACACCCCTTTATACATCACATTAACAAATAATAAGTTTTATTTTTTAAAATCAGCAATTAAAATGAATCCATTTGAAAGCAGTCATTTTATTTGGATGGATTTTGGCATAAATCATTGTGCTCAAAATTGTGAAAAAATTCATGAATGGATAGTCAAAGTTCCAGACAAAATAAAACAGTTGTGTATAAATCCATTTATAGAAGACTGTAATTACAAACATTTTTTTCAGAATATTTACCACCATCTTGCATCCGGTGTGTTCTCTGGTTCGTCAGAAAATATGTTAAAATATTGTAATTTATTTGAAAATAAAATACAAGAAATTTATAATGAAGGTTGGTATCAATTAGAAGAAGCCGTAATGACAATATTACATAGAGACTATCCCGAAATGTTTGATTTATATTTTGGTGATTATAATAGTATAATATCAAATTATTTAGAACCAGTGAATAATATTAATTTAATAGTTGAAAGTATACTACCAAAAGTTATAATAAATGATAAGGTACACTTAGCTTCAAATATATTACAATATTTGTATAATTATTTTAAAAATAATAAAAATTCGCCACATATATATAGATTTATAGAACAAAATATTGCAGTTAATTTTTTTGTAAATAATAAATTATTATTACCAGAAATCATATATTTTATAAATGAAAAAATATTAAATGATGATGAAATTGTTAAAATGATATTAAAAAATAATTCTAAAAACATGAATTTTTATGAAAATAGACATTTGATTTTATCTTATGATAAAATTTGAAATAATATTATCAAATCATCATTTATAATATCAATAATTAAATATTTAATAAAATTTTTTAAATATTTAATAATTTTTTTTTTAATTTTGGAGGATAAAGAATATTTAATTATATACCAACAAAGAATCAATGTATTTTTTATCATAAACACCAATTCTTGTTGTTCTATCCCAATTACTATAGTTAATTAATACTCTCTCATCTTCAACTACAATACTTAAACAATATTCGATTGGTTCACCTTCAAATTTAAAAGGCGCACTGTATCGCAGTAAATTCATTTTTTCATCAAAAACAGAAATTACATGATAATAATGTCTAGGATTCTCGTAAGATACAATATGTTGAACAAACCATAATTCAGTTTCTTCATATGAAATGGAAATATTACCATTTTTGTTAACACAATCTTTTGTATATTTAAACCCACTAGTTGACCCACGTGCATGAGCAAAATATTTTGGCATAACTTTATCTTCAATAAAGTCTAGTGTATTTGTAGATCTATTTATTTTACAAATTTGTAGAGGATACCATTTGTATATAATATGCGTTGAATTTTTATAATCAACATATGTCCAATTTTTTTCACATTGTGAATCATGTTGATTTTGAGTAATTTCATTGCCAACTAATTCGCCATTATTTGTATCATAATCACCTTCAATAATTCCTAAAAAATTATTTGTATGGTAACCTGTTCCTATAAATCTTAATTTATTCGTTTCATTATCATGAAATATGCGTACATCCTCAACACCTATATATAATCTACTATCATAAACAATATCAAAATGCTTTGATTTAACAATATTGAAATCCTCGTCTAATTCCACATATTTATTTGCAGTTATTATATTTTTTTCACAATTAATATAACTACCGGTTTCAGTTATATAATAATTTACATAACGAATATTCATTTGATATTTACATTTTTCATCTGTTTTATTATCTTTGCAATTGTTTTGTATCAAACAACTGGATGTTGAATTAAAAACAGTTTTTTCGTTATTTAATTTCACTGTTATTTTATCATCAAATGTATATTTTTTAATAGGTGTCAAAATATTTTTATACCATTTCATATTATTAAATACATTACTATTAATGTTGTTATCATTTGAATTATTCAATATATTTACAATTTGCTCACTTATATCTTTTATTCCAAGATAAGCCGCAATTATTGTAAATTCGTAATCTAACTTGTATGTATAAATATCATTATGTAAAAATAAATAACCATCACGATGATGTTTTTGCTCAATCATTTCTTTACCCATTTTATAAAATTTTTCGGCTAATTTATGTTTTGATATGTTTCTATAATGACCAACAATTTCATATATACTTTCAACACGTTGTGGTAAATAATCATAACATATTAACCATTCACATATAGCGTCATTCATTCTTCCCATATGCCTGTAACAATTGCCTATTCTATAATGACTATACCAAATTTCTTGATCCCAACCACCAATTTGAATTCGTTTTCTATAAAGTTCAATTGCTTTCTCAAATTGACATGAATCGTGGTATGTATTTGCCAAATAAAAATGGTATCTATCATTATTTGGATCTTCTTCAATTGCTTTTGTTAATAATTTAATATCTCTATCAAATTTATCATGTTTAGCACCTCCGTCACCAATATCACTTATAAATAATTCATCTCTTTCCAACAGTTTAGTTCTATTATTAGGGGGAGTATTAATATATTCATGAGTAACACCAAAATAATTAAACAAACCATTATTTTTAACAATTCTCAGATTTTGATAATAGAAATCATCGTTTCCTTGCAATATACTAAAAGAATCATATTCACTAAGTAGTTCTTTATTAAAATTATTGATTTTCAGTACCATATCTGCGTCTAATAAAATAACATAATCAGACATTCCTGTACACGATTTTAAAGCAAAATTTCTATTATAAGCAAAATCTTTAAAAGGTTCAGAAACAACTTTTCCTGGAATATTTTTAGTTTTAAAATAATATTCAACTTTTTCAATTGTATCATCGTTTGAGCCTGTGTCACAAATACAATAACAATCAATTATAGGTAGAACTGAGTCTAACAAACGCAAAATAATTTTGGATTCATTTTTAACAATCATATTTAAACATAATGTAGGTGTATTTTGTTTTACGATATTGCCGCGCTTTTCAACTATTTTAAATTCCATGATTTAATATAGTAGTTTTTTTTTAAGTTTTATTAATATAAAATTAATTTATTAGTTTTATTAAAATAATATTATATATTAATAATATTATGGCTAATACCAGATTTTATTATGATGATTGTAGAACAAAAAAACGATTACAACAATCAACTGGACCCGGAAGGTATATGTTAAATGTTCCAGGTAATGGTTCGCATCCGTGCTACATAGAAGATCCACAAATTATCATTCAAAAATGGGGGGCCAATTTACGAACAAATACGATTAATTTAGAAAGTGATCTGATGGGTGTTAATAGACAAATAGGTAGAGATTGTTTAGGAAAAGATAATTATAAAAGTTATAATGTTGAAAATGCTGCAATTCAGTATCCTAATTGTAATAATTTATATACAGAACAATCAAGAGCAACAAATCCAGCGTGGTGGTATCGTGACTTAGAACAAGTAGATTGGTATTATCCTCCACTTAATCCACAAGAAAACACATGCTTTCCATTTGAAACCAATTTAAGTACACGTATTTTAGAAAAAGATTATTTTACTCCTAAGAGAGATTGTGTTGTAAATGAAACAAATAATTTATTACCAACCAGTTTTAATTTGATTAAAGGAGGATTTCCTGGTGGTTCAAACACGTGTGTACAAACTGATTCATGTGAGTATATAAAAAAAACAATTTAAAATATTAAGAATTTAAAGTATTAAAATTATAATATACTTTATATTTATATATAAATAAATATGGAAATAGCCATTCCTTTATTAGCCTTAGGTGGTATTTATGTAGTATCCAATCAAAAAAAAAAGGAAAATATGCAAATTAAAGAAGAACCTAAAAAAATGAAACTGCAACAAGAGAATTTTGCCAACATGGGAAAAAATACTAATTATTTACCAAACCTAGAAACTCCCCCTCAAAACTATCCAGTAACAAATTTAAATGAATTATCTGATACATTAAATAAATTTCCTAATCCAAATACAGCAACCGATAAATATTTCGATCAAAATTTATATGAACAAAATGTAAGAAAAGGAGTCAGTGTTGGTCGTGATCCTCAACAAATCTATTCTTTAACAGGTAATTATTTAGAGAGTGAACAATTTAAACACAATAACATGGTACCGTTTAATGGAGGTAAAATAAAAAGTTATACATATGATACAAAATTTGCCGAAGTAATTTTAGATAATATGGTAGGAAACGCATCACAAACCATTAAAAAAATTGAGCAAGCACCTTTATTTAAACCAGAAGCCAATATGAATTGGGCATACGGAACACCAAACAATAGTGATTTTTATCAATCACGTGTCTATCCGGCAATGAAAAACAATAATGTCAAACCATTTGATTCTGTTTTAGTTGGTCCTGGGTTAGATCAAGGTTATGGAGTAAATGGTAGTAATGGTTATAATTCTGGTATGGAAGCGAGAGATAAATGGTTACCTTATACGGTTGATCAATTACGTGTAGCTACAAATCCAAAGTTAGAATATGAGTTAATTAATCACGAAGGTCCGGCCGAATCTGTTATTAAAAATGTAGGATTATTAGGTCGTGTAGAGAAACAAAAACCCGATACATTTTTTATTAATACACAAGATCGTTGGCTTACTACAACTGGTGATGAGAAAGGGGTGAGATTAAGACCAATTGAAGAGATGGGAGTGCTTAGAAGAAATGATGTTCAAACCGATTATGTTGGTCCGGCCGGTGCAATTGATAGAAATGCTCCTACTGCACCTCAAAGTTTTGAACCAAGTAAAAGACATAATTTGCCTACATGTGATATAAATCATTCGACTGCTGTTGGACGTGGTCCTATTACTGATGGTGAAAAAAGAATGAATAGTTTTTTGAATTTACCTAATAATAGAACAACAATTAAACAACCAGAAACTTTACGAAGTGGTTTTGGGGGTGCAATCGGTGCCGTTATTGCACCATTAATGGATGTTTTAAGACCATCTAGAAAAGAAGAAGTAATGAATAATGTACGAGTTTATGGAGACGTAGGAACTAGTGTTCCAAACAGTTACGTTTTAAATCCTAATGATACGACTCAAACAACAGTTAAAGAAACAACTTTATATTCACCTCAATTCAATATTAGTAATCAAAAAGAAGGTATTTATGTTAATAATTATACACCTATGGATTTAACACAGAGAGATACGACAAGTTGCAGTTATATGGGTTCTTCTGGAGGTCAAGCATCACAATACGGTGATATGAATTATGAGGCCGCCTATAATCAACATAATAATGATATTAAATCATCTACCATTGCTAACAGACCAAATCAAGGAAATATGCAAATTTTTAACCAACAAATGAATGTTACAACAACCAAGAGTGATGCCGACCGTTTAGATGGGAGAGTTAATCCTGCATATTCAAATATATCACAAATGCCGCCTTCTGTTAAAACTTATGGTGCCGTACGAGCACCACAATATTACAATGAATGTGCTAGTTGCGATAGAATCCAACCAGAAATTTTGAATGCTTTCCGTTCAAATCCTTATACATTTTCATTAACGAATGCTGTTTAAAATATTTATATTACTAAGTATTATGAATAGGTGTTATGAATTAGATATTATTATTTATAATCGGCATTTTGAATTAGAAAAAGTGTAAAATGCGCAAAGATGCAATAAATATTATATTTATTATATTTATAAATATATGAAACCTATAATTATTTTGACATCTACAGTACACGTTAAATTAAACAAGAATTGCATATTTCAAGTATCAAAAGATGAACGAATACAAACTTATTTAAATAGTGTTTTACAATGGTTGAATAATACTAATTTAGATATTGTATTAGTAGAAAACTCCGATTATAATTTTGATGAATTAAGTTATGAAAAAGAACATTTTAAGAATAGATTTGAAGTTATTACATTTAATGAAAATAATTTAGACGAAGCCAAATATTTAGAAAACAATGACTCTAAGGGAGCCAGTGAAATATTTTCAATAAATTATGCATTTAAAAATTCTAAACTAATAAAAGAAAATTGTTTTATAATTAAAATTTCAGGGCGTTTTTTTATTCCCGAATTAGAAAAATTTTTACTTGACTATGATTTAGATACTTACGATTGTTTAAGTCAATGTGATAGAGATAGATGTGAAATGGTGGGAAGTCATTATAGAAATTTTTCATATATTTTTAATATTAATTTGATTAATCAAAATAATGAATATGAGGGACATATAGAAAGCATTTGGAAAATAAGAACACTGTCTTTTAATAATAATTTAATATGTAGAAATTTTCCAATAACGCCAACCCGGAGAGGAGGAATTGATGGATTTTTTGACAATATATAAAATTTATTATAATAAAAAATTGATTATAAATAATAATAAAAACAAAAAGTCAATCATTAATATAGTGCCAACAAAATGGATATTTCAAAAATGAGTAAAACAGAATTATTGGAAAAGTGCAAAGAGTTGGGTATTACAAAATGCAATTCTAAAAATAAAACAGAACTTTGTAAATTAATTGAACAGCGTGCACCTAATAATAATAATGCTGAGATAGTTGACATGGAACCAACCCCAGAAACAGAAACATCATCAGAAATGCCACCAAACTACACTTTTATTGATTTATTTTGTGGTATTGGTGGTTTTCACCAAGCACTTTCCAAATTAGGTGCTAAATGCGTGCTAGCATGTGATATTGATAAAGATTGTCGAGTGGTTTATAAGGATAATTACGGAATTGAACCTGTCAATAATATCAAAGACATTGATGAGAAAAATATGGTGGATTTTGACATAATATGTGGTGGATTCCCATGTTTTATTGCCGGAACTCCAACTTTAACAAATAGCGGTTATAAAAATATAGAACACGTCAAAATAACAGATAAATTATTAACACATACAGGAAAATTTCAGGATATTTTGAATTTACAACGAAAAAAGTATACAGGTGATTTATTTGATATTAAAATAAAATATCATTCAGAAATGGTCGTATCAACAGAAGAACATCCATTCTATATTCGTGAAAAAAAGGGGAAAGAAAGTTTTGGAGAACCTATTTGGAAAAAGGCAAATGAACTTACCATGAATGATTATTTTGGCATGGTAATTAATAATAATGAAATCATACCCGAATTTACTTTTGAAAAAATAATTAATCAAAATAAAACAGAACAAATTCATATTAAACTTGATAAATTAAAGTATTGGCATATAATTGGTTTATACGTTGGTGTTGGTGGAATTGATGATACAATAACTATCAAAAAAATACAAAAAGAATGTAAAAGTTCTGGTTTTGACAATTTTGTTTGGTATAATATATTTAATCAATTTAGAAAATATGACTACGATAAATTAATACTACCAGAGTGGATTCAAGATGCACCAAAAGAATTTGTTCAAGAATTTGTTAATGCTTATATGAAAGCAAATGGTAGCATTATTAGAAATAATATTTTAAAAATTAAAACATATTCACGAAATTTATCATACGGACTACAAAGATTATATTTAAAATTAGGTCATATATTTTCTCTACGCAAATGTATTAGTTATTCATATAACATATATTATGTTATTGAAGGAAAAATGGACGATCAAGAAGAAAGAAAAACTGCTGATGATGCATTTATAGAAAATAACTATGTCTGGTTTCCTCCAGTTGAAATAACAAAGAGAGAAACAACAAATACAATGGTTTATAATTTTGAAGTGGATAATGACAATAGTTATGTAGTAGAAAATATTTGTGTTCATAATTGTCAAGCATTCAGCAATGGCGGTAATAAAAAATGTTTTGACGATGAAAGGGGTCTTTTATTTGATGAAATTATAAGAATTGCAAAAGTAAAAAAACCGAAATTCATGTTTTTAGAAAATGTAAAACATATATTAAAAGTTAGTAATGGTGAAGTAATTGAATATATTAAAAAGAAAATTGCCATGACTGGTTATCATTTGCAAATATTTCAAATATCGCCACATAATTATGGTATTCCGCAACAAAGAGAACGCGTTTATTTTGTTTGTATAAGAAATGATATTTATGATGGTACAGATATTACATTACCTATATATGAAGGTACCATAGATTTCCAACGATTTTTAGATAAAAAAGAAGACGTTGCACAAAAATATTTTATTGATGGAGATACACTGAATACATTAGAAGCGTGGGATGAAATGATTAAACAATTTCAAGTTGATGAAAAAATATCACCTACTATTTTAATCAATGATGCATATAAAAGTTATACTCAACAAGAATTCGATGATTTCCCGGATTGGAAAAAAGAGTATATTACTAAAAATAAACCACTTATACAAAAATATAAGAAGGAATTTGATAAATGGTATAAAAAACATAGCACAACACTACAAAAAAGAGAAATATATGGAAAATTGGAATGGCAAACAGGTCCTATTAAACAAAATGATAGTATATTTAATTATTTTATCCAATTTCGACAATCGGGTATACGTGTCAAAAAAGCAGAATATTTTCCAACTTTAGTGGCGATATCACAAATACCGATTTATGGAAAAGAAAAACGCTATATTACACCGCGGGAATGTGCCCGTTTACAATCATTTCCGGAGACATTTAAATTGTCCCCAAGTGATAAAGTGACTTATAAACAAATGGGCAATAGCGTAAATGTTGATAATGTACATACAGTTATTAGTTCCACATTAAAAAAATATAATAATTAACCAAACTATTCGTTTGATTGAATTATTACAATTTTTAGGTATTTTTTTGTATTTTTGTATTTTTGTATTTTTGGGTATTTTTTTGTATTTTATTTTTGTATTTTATTTTTTGTATTTTATTTTTGTATTTTATTTTTTACTCATTATGTATTTGGAATTGAGGGGATGAATTGTAAATATTACCTTTCCATCTTATTTCTACACGGTATGTCTTGTCATCTACAATTAGACGACAAAACATTTTGGCGGCGCGTCTCTCCTTTCCTTTCTTATCAAAATAATATGGTTTGTATTCTTCAAAAGAGATATTTGAATTAACAAAACAATCATGTGAATGGTTCATTTTTTCAAATGAATTGCCATCATATTCGTATATGTCGTAGTTGATATTAGAACAATATAACAATTCTACTAATTTTTTTGAAATCTCGGCATTCTTGTTTGCAAATATTTCTCTCAATTGTTCCCAATAAAGATTGTTTTTGTTTTGAGAATAGAATAATTTATTGACTTTGGCGCGTTCATTTTTATCAAACTTCAAAATTCCATTATCATTTAAGTATTTAATTTTTGTGTTATTTAAATTCGTCTCAAAATCATGACCCAGCATTTGACCAATAATTTTATGGACACTGTAATTCGATTTGGTTGCATCTTTACTTTGTTTGATTGATATACCGCAAATTTTACCGTCTACGAATTCAACATAGATATCAGACTTGGCTTCAATTTTTTTGATGTTTTTATTTAATTCTGCAATTTTGGCATGTTTATTGGTTTTTCCAGAAATATAAATACTTGTAATGTTTTTTGATTCAAATTCGGTTCTTTTTTTAATTAGTTCCTTAAATTTAGTAATATAATTCGATTTAATAATAATTTTTTCTTTTTTTTGGATATCTTCAACATATTTTTCAAAATCGGTTATTTCATTTAAAATAATAGTTGTGGCATAGGTATCCATATTTTCTCTCATGTGTTGAATTTTTTCAACTAATTCATGGAAATTATTTACATTATACTTGAGTAGAATTGGAACAACTAGTTCCATTCCATTGTACTCGACTGAACAACGAACTTTTTTGGTTGGTGTTGTGATACTCGATACGTTTTGTTTTAGTAGACTCATTTTCAAAATTTTACTTATAATAACTTAATTATTTATTATAAATTTAATAACTTATTAATTTTATTTCAATTTTTTTTTACTTTCATATAAATTTTTAATAGCATTCATTTTTTATTCACTACCAAAATAAGCACCTTTACCCATCTTAAAATCACTTAACCTGGTAATTGTTTCATCATTTTTCTTAATAATTTCTTTAATTAAATCTTTAATAGAAATCATACCAATAAACTCTTCATTTTTATCATCAATAACTAATAAATGGCGAATATCTTTAAACATCATCTTGTTCATACATGTTTCAATTGAATCCTCCTTCTTAGCAATTATGATAGGTTCATAGGTGCATATTTGTTTTACTTTAACGTCACTAATTTTTTTTTCAAAAGAAAATTTGTTTATAAAATCACGTTCCGAACAAACTCCAACTACTTTATTATCTTTATTGGTTACAGCTAAGCAACCTACTTTAAATGCTGTAAACCGACTTATGGCTTCTTCCACTGAGGCTTCTTCACTAATTTTGAAATCTACTTTATGATAACAAGATTTTTCAAAAACACTCGAGGCTGATGTTTTCATCATATTATTGATTGTAGAAAAACCGCGTCTTAACATTTTTTTATGATTAGTTATAATCACATGTTTTTAAGTTATTTTTATAAATATTTTTTATAGTTTTATAGTTTTATAGTTTTAATGTTTGGATGTTTGGATGTTTGGATATTTTCAAAAATTAAATAAGTTATAATAATATATTAAAATTATAACATATTAATATCAATACAACAATTTCATACAATTGAACAATGACACTATTAAATATTCATCAAAATATAACAGAAAAATTAGAATACTTTTATACAAAACATAAAATCCCGAATATAATATTTCATGGACCAACAGGGAGTGGAAAAAGAACAATCGTAAATGATTTTATTCATAAAATATATGAAAAGGATAAAGAAAAAATAAAGAAATTTGTGATGCATGTAAATTGTGCTCATGGTAAAGGAATTAAATTTATACGTGAAGAACTGAAATTTTTTGCTAAAACGCATATTAATTCCAATGGCGGGGATAATTTTAAAAGTATTATATTATTGAATGCTGATAAATTAACCATGGATGCGCAATCAGCGTTACGAAGATGTATTGAATTATTTAGTCATAACACACGTTTTTTTATAATTGTTGAAGATAAATACAATTTATTGAAACCAATATTATCAAGATTTTGTGAAATATATGTTCCTGAACCAGAATATAAAGGAACAATCATAAATTTATACAACTATAATTTAAATGAAACATTCAATACGAGAGAAATAAATGCACAACGATTAGAAAAATTAAAAAAAGAAATAATAAAAATATCGAAAACAAAAATAAATTTAGATAATTTAACAAATAATTGTACCAAATTATATGAAAAAGGTTTTAGTGCTTTAGACATTTTAGAATTACTAGAAAAGCAAAAATTTCTGGAAAATATTATAACTCCTCAAAAAAAATATGAATTATTAATGACCTATAATAAAGTAAGAAAAGAATTTAGAAATGAAAAATTATTAATGCTATTTATTTTTAGTTTTTTATTTTTAAGTTCAGATTTGTCTCTAGAAAATATTAGTTTTATGTAAATGGATGATTTTAATATTTCCACACTTCATGAAAGTAGAAATGAATGGAGTGCAAGATTAATTTCTATATTAACACCATTAGTTATAGATGGTTATAAATCAATTTTGAATGAAGCAATTACTTTATGTAAAGAAAATAATGAAATGGACAAATATTTAATGACATTTCAAAACCTCATTTCAAGAGTCCCAAAATGGAATGCAATTATTGTAGAAAAAGAGAGAAAAAGAATTATTGAGAAATCGGGATGTTCTTATTTAGAAGATTTGATAACATGTGTTCATATTATTCAATTAAAGATTTTAACAGTGATGAGAGTCGGACAAAAACAAAAAAAAATAGATATTAATATACCAAAACTAGATGATTTTATCCAAAATGTTTATATAAATGTTGCCAGAAAAATTTATAAAAATGTTTATTTATTTGACGTAAATGTAGCACCACTTCAAATTCAAAAACATAATAGAGAATTAGAAGTGATTGTGCAGGAATGTATATTAAATACTTTGAGAGAAAGTGTACCAGTTGAGGCAATTTTGAAGGCTTATATGGATGAAACCGTTGAAGAAGATGTCGTAGAAGAAATAAAAGAAGAAATAAAAGAACAAGTAATTGAAAACTCGGGTACAGATGTAAATACACAATCAAATATGATTGGAGGAAATGTAGAAACTAGTTCAGAAACAATAAATAATGACCAAATTTCTAAAATTAGTTTTAATGATGTTGATTTGGTAAAGGATCAATTTAATAAAGAAGAGAGAGTAGTTGCACCTAAAACAATTGATAGATTAGAACAAATAAGCGAACAAAGAGCAATTCAAAGAAAACTGGAGTCTGATGACGACGATGAAAATAATGTTAAATTGAATATATCGGATGAAATGGCTGAATTAGATAAATTGGATGTTCATATAATTAATGAACCAGAATTAGAAACATTACCAGATTTAATTATCGACGATATTGAAATACTAGAATGAAGATTCTCTACAAAAAATTTGCGTAAAATAAATAATAAGATTGTGCTTTAGTAAATTATGGATAATATATTTATAATTGCTGCAGTAATTTCTGTAATTTTTTTAATTTTAAAATTTATCGAAATGCGATTCATTGAAAAAGAAAATAAACCATTAAAAGTGCTAATTAGAGATGCATTAGTAGTTTATTTTAGCGTAGTTTCAGGATATTTTATTTTAGAGCAATTAAAACCGGTTATTCAAAATGGAGGTAGTTTAACGACAAATACGACACCTATTTTTGTAGATAACCCAGAATTTTAATACAATATTAAATTTATTATGAATATAAATTTAATATTATTTATTATTATTATTATTATTATTATGAAAGAAGATAAAAATAATATAGATATGAAACGTTTACGAAATATTCCAAATGATCTAGTTATTAATCATATAATTCCTTATACATATCAAATTCAACCAAGAGAACTTTTACTAGATATAATTTCATTTCAAAAAGATTTCGATTTAATTGATAATTTATATGCATTTGACTATAATTATCATATTTTATTAAAGGATTTATTCTGTTTTTTTAATCATAAAAAAATCAGATCAAAAACCAAAATAAATACCAAAATAAAGACCAAAATTAAACTTATATGGGGATTATTAAATGTTTATGAAAGAACGAGATTTATAAATAATTGTATAGACAACAATTAATTAACGCCCACTCCATACTTTAATTATATAATGAGGTAATTTTTTCATAACAAGCAAATCGTGTTTATAATTCTCAAATGTATATGAAAAATTATTAACGTAAAGTTGTATTGAACCAAACATAGATTTCATTTTTCTTGTAAAAGGTGATTCAATTGAAAAAATCAAACCAAAAATTCTTTCTAAACAGCATCTGTCTGGTCTATTGTGTATTTTATTAGTTAAACTGAACATATTATATTTATTAAAAATATAACGTAAAAAATCATGATTTATAAAACTTTGAACACCAAAACATCCGTACCATTTATCAGAATTTTTTAAAAATATTTCATTTAATACTAATTTTTTCCGTAAGAAGTGAAAATTTTTAAATTCGGAAATTATTCTTAATGTATTTCCGACATTTTCTGTATCAGCTTCAAAATGCCATAATGGTAAAACCTTTACTTTATTGAATTTTTCGAAAGGTATTCGTTTATGTATAAATATACTATCGTGTATTATTATTGCACTGTTGAACCATTTGTTATGATAAAAATAATAATATGGTAATAGTTCTCCTCTTTTATGAAACTCTGATTGAACAATTTCAACATTTTTGTAATCATAATCAGATTTTACAAAATTATAATTACTATTATCATCTATTATTACAATTTTTCGCAAAGGATAGAATTTTCTAATACAACGTACGCATTGATTCCAATAATTATTTGTTGTCTCAGAATTAACATGTCTAGTAATTATAAAACCATAATCTTCCAAATGACTCATTATTTATATTGTAATAAAAAAAATATTATAATTAATCTCAATTAAATTAATCTCAATTAAATTAATACAATAAAGGTATTTTGTCGATATCAATAAAAATATCATTATTATTATTTTTGTTACTAGGTTTCAAAGATTTTTCTAAATGATTATCAATTAAAAATTTTTTAAACTCAGGTCTTTCTAATTGAAAAATTGGGGTATGTTTATGAACGTGTCTTGCAATCATTTTATATAATTTAAAATCAGGATATCTTTCATCACCATTATTTTTATACAATACATTTATTCCATTATCATCTAAGCACCATTCTAATAATAATTGTTTTAAAGGATCACTAATAATAGGTTTATCTCTTAGTTCTTTTAATTCTTCTAAATTAATTACGTAATCAAAAATAGAACAAGCTAAACGGCACAAATCAAAACTAAAGTTTGGTTCTAAACGTGATTTATTTTCATTAAAATAGGGTTCTGTATTATATTGCCCAGCTGCATCATTACCATGTTTGAAACTATCACTGCAAAAAACTTTGCCTTGAAATTTATAAATACTACGTCCAAAATCTATTATTTTAAATAATTTACCAAATGTTGGTACTTTATATACATTATTATTATAACGATATGTGATAAATTTTTTAGATGTTTTATTATACATCACATTATTTGTATGCAAATCATTATGTGTAAATAAAAACGTTTTTTGATACGTTAATAACATCATAATAATTTGCATCAGATATGCGAACCACTCATCATTTGATAATTCATTATTCATTATTAAGTTATCAAATGTATTTTCACAATTTTCCATGCATATAACTTGTACTGGAACTTTGGGAATTGTTGCAAATATCTCTTCTTCTTCTTCTTCATCTTCATCATCACCTTCTTCAGAAGATGTGTTCGTTTTTTTTTCAGAATCAAAGTCCTCCCAAGATTCGTCACAATCATCACAATTATCACAATTATCACAATCATCACAGTCATCACAGTCATTGTTTTCATCCATAAATTCGTTGTCGTTTTCATTATTGGTATAAGATGTTCTAGACGAACAAGTTGAATTTGATTTAATTGTCGTAGTTTTTTCATCATTAATTAGATTTTCATTAATATCAAACATTATTTGTTCTAAATTATGATCTTCCTTGAGGGTTTGGTGTTCATTTAATTTCTCATCTGTAAATATATTTTCAAATATATCATCACTTATTGATTTAATTGACAAATTTAGCACATTTTTTTCGCTATTATGTATTTTAATTGGTTTTAATTGTGTTTTATTATCATATTCATTATTTATTAAATGTTCATATTCATCAATTTTAAAAAGTATGTTTTTATTTTTGTTAAAAAATTCAGAATTATTTAAATAATCCAAATCGTCAAATACATTCAATGTAAAATCATTTTTTATTGAAAGAAAAGATCCATAATAATCTATTCCATGTTTGAAATTATAACTATCTTTTAAAGAAGAAAGTAAGTAAATGAAAAAACCATCAACATAAGCGGTGTTGTTCATATCCAGAAATTTAGAATAACAGTTTTTTTCAGTGGATGTTAAATTAGGCAATTGAAATATTCTAGCATCATTCAAATCATATTTTCCTACTAAATATTTAAAAGGGTCAATTAGTGGTGCTAGTTTGATAAAAATATCGTTTTCTTTTATTTCGTTTGTAGTATCATTTTTAATTAAACATTTAAATAAATTTTTGTTTTCTTTATTTTTATTTTTTACACCATGAATATACCATTTATTATTTAAATTAATATTGTTATAATTTGTTTCATTGAGAGAAAAAAACCTATTATAAATAGGAATATAGTTTTGACTATTTGATAAGTGAAGCAAATCGGTAGATTCTAAAGTTTGAAATAACTCCAAATTTTTTCTTTTTTGATAGTGAATATCAATAGTAGTCATTATTAGCAAATTAATATATAAAATTATCTATAAAATAAACTAATTGGTAATAGTAATTTTGCGTCTAAAGTATAAAATTAAATTTTCTAAATAAATAAATAATAAATGTCTTTAGAATTAAAAAAATTTGATATGAAAAGTATTAGTTTTAAAGCAAATGAATCTAAAGGACCTGTAATTGTTTTAATTGGGAAACGTGATACTGGTAAAAGTTTTTTAGTTCGTGATTTACTCTATTATCATCAAGATATACCAATTGGGACGGTTATTTCTGGCACCGAAGAAGGTAATGGGTTTTATGGTAAAATGGTGCCAAGATTATTTATTCACAATGAATACAATACTGCAATTATTGAGAATATTTTAAAAAGACAAAGAAATGTTCTAAAACAAATTAAAAAGGAAATGGAGACTTATAAACGCAGTACAATTGACCCGCGTGCATTTGTTATATTAGATGATTGTTTATATGATAATACATGGTCACGTGATAAAATGATGAGACTACTTTTTATGAATGGTCGTCATTGGAAAATAATGTTAGTGATTACTATGCAATATCCATTAGGTATTCCTCCAACTCTTCGTACAAATATTGATTATGTTTTTATTTTAAGAGAGAATTATATAGCTAATCGTCGTCGTATATATGATAACTATGCAGGAATGTTTCCTACTTTTGAATCTTTTTGCCAAGTAATGGACCAATGCACTGAAAATTATGAGTGTCTTGTAATCAATAATAATGTTAAATCAAACAGATTACAAGACCAAGTATTTTGGTATAAAGCAGATAATCATAATGATTTTAGATTAGGTTCAAAAGAATTTTGGGATTTGTCTAAAAATTATAATTCTGATGAAGAAGAAGAAAAATATGACCCTAATGCAAATAAAAAACGGGGAAATGGACAAAAAATTAGTGTTAAAAAGACAAAATGGTAGGTGAGAATTTCAACAATTAAATTCAACGTGGTCATTTCTAATATCACTGAATCCGGGTTTTTGAATTCCTATTCTCTCTTTAAAACAATACCAATTATCATTTTCTTGTAATTCTTTCCAATAAACATCAATTGCAAATATCCATGATTTCCAACTAGCACCTAATTGTTCCAATCCGTTTCTATAATTTTTAATCAATGTGTCGTAATATTTTTCGTTTACTAAGTAACCGGATGTAGTTTGAGCATATTTAACTTTGTATAAAAAATCATGATTGCTTTCAGAATAATCTTGTAAATTATATGAAAATAAACATACATCATAATCTATGTTTGATTTAAAAAATAATTCCATTTGTTTTTCAAATTCTTCGGGAGAAATAACAAAAGTAAAATCGTCTTCCAATATAAGCACATTTTTATAACCACGTTCTTTGGCAAGTGATATTGCATTATGATGAGAATAGGAGCATCCTAGACATCCGTAATAAGATATTTCAACTGCAGGGAAGCGTTCATAGTTGAGTTTGTATTGAGTTAATTCTTTTTCAATTTCTTGTTTTCTATCTGTGCGTTTATCTAAATTTATATAAAAAACTTTGTCTATATAATCGGAAACCTTGAATAGTGTTTTTTTTGTGTTTTTTGTGGTAATAGTGTGTTCGAGTGAAGCAATTTTATTCAATAATTCAATGTTTATTTTTTCAATATTTTCTATTTTATATGTTAATGTTCCAATTGTTTGTATTAATTCTGTAATTAATTCATTGTTTATAGGTTGTTGTTCTTCAGTCATGGTTTAATAAGTAACTTAAATTATAATTATATAGTTATCTTTATATAATTATAAATTTTTATGTTTTTGTATTATTGGGTTTTTGTTTGTTTGGTCGAAGTAGGATAATTTACTTCCTAATTCTTTGTAAAAAAATCCATTGTAAGAAATATTATTTTCTATGTTCATTATACCTATCTTGAACACCTTTTTTGCTATGTCCAATTTTGACAATGTATTCTCCATTAATATCTAATATTGTTCCTATATCATTTGCTCTAAATAATGGGTATTGATATTATATTACTTTTTATTGTTTTCATAAACCTTTTCTCGTAAAAAAACATAATATTCATAACGGTCCTTAGGTAGTTCAGTTTCATATACTTTACAATTACCAGTAGCGATAGTTTCAGTTATCTTTTTATCTATTCCTGAATTAGTATTATTTTGAATAATGGTATTATAAATTTTTATTGTAGGCCATTTTTCTAAAACCTTTTCAAAAATAAAAATAACTTCTTCGCCCGTTACACCTCTCTTTGTTGTGCGTTTTTTCTCTCTCCGTTCTCGTTTCATTTTAATAAATTCATTTTTGTATTTATTATTATTATCTTTTTTTTGCATTTCATTATCCATTTATATATTATTTATATATTATTTACATGTTTTTATATTTTTCTAATAAAGAAAGGTAATATTCATATATATTTTTTGATGTTTCTGATTCATAAATTATTGTTTTATTATTCTGTAAATTTCTTTTGATGTTTTTTATAATATCAATTGTAACATTGTTAGGAATATTATTCTTATTTCTCTCTTCTATTAAATAATCTAATATTTGTGTGGGTTTCCATTTTTCAATATATTTTTCTAATACAAATATGATTTCATCTAGATGAATTTTTCGTTTTGATAAATTAATTTCTTCTCTTGATAATTTTTTATTATTGTCTTTTTCTTCATTTCTACATACTAAATCACCATTTTTAATTCTGGTTGTTTTCAATTTTAATATTATAAAAATTTATAATATTAATTTTTATTATTTATTATGGTATTAAATTTTATAAAATAAAAAATATAAAAACACGATATAGAGTACTTAATTACTATATGCGAGGCCGCCCCATAAGCATATAGTTTTATTAATTTTCATTAATAAATTGGACTATCCCTTAAGTCTTCATTGAAAGTTGCTAACTTTCTCTGACCCATTCCATTATAGTCTCTGAACCTTCTCCGTGTGCTTGCATTAGCGCATTTAGGAGCTTGGCTGCGGATTGTCCAATCCTTTTCGTTATTACTATGCCCTAGGTCATTACCCCGGGTATTCATTATATTTTCACATAATGAAGTAGTAGAAAAGGCTCTAAGGATGTTCCTGCATTTTAGAAATGTTGCCTTCACTTGACTAATTAGTCAAACAAAGACTAGCTGGTTATATGATGTGAAATCCTGTTTTTCACATATCTGCTTTACACTGTTTATCCATATTAGAAAGCAAATATCTAATATGGCAGCCAACTGTTCGGCACAGACGGATAATACATTTTGTATTATTGTATATTGTTGTATATACGATTTAATGCCTGACATAATTCTTAAAACGTTATAGTTTGTAGCATAAACACGAACCTTGGCAGTCTTGGTTCCTTCAACAGTGGCGTTAGATAAGACCAATTGTAGTGTGGCATTATCAATTCTGGAGAAGTTGCACGTGCCTGAAGGCTGGTGTTCTTCTGGGCGAAGAGCAAAGGAGTAAACATTAATACCTTCATCAGGGTTTCTGGTGTGTGCTTGGTATGGTTGGACCCATGAGAAGTATGAACCTTCACGTTCAGAGAATCTATCTTGACCGTTAAGTTGTAACTTAGCAGTAACAACTGGGTTCATGCCCCAACAATGCATATCAAGAGAGGTTTCAGATAGAACGAAAGTTCCTGCATCGGAAACAGTTGATTGAGCCATTTGATGGTTAGCGTTACTTTGTAGAAGACCTGCAATAGCATCAGCAGTTAATCCAGTGGTGTTAAGTGGTACTGGTGGACCGCCAAAGTTTGGTTCATTGTATGGATCTTCAGGACCATGCCAGTATCCAGTAAATCCAGGAGCAAATGCTTCATCAGTTGCACCGGCATCAGCAAATAATCCATTAACGTCAATGTAAGCGCGACTATCAGCAGCAACTGCAGCTGGACCGCCAAAAGCGTGAATAGCATTTGGAAGAGCATCAATAGCATCAGTATAGTTGAATGGTTGGGCACCAAGAACTTTGAATAGAAGAGCATCACAAACAAGGGATGAACAGTAATCGACGTTTTGATCAGGTTGGACAACCCAGATTAATTCCTTAACAGGGTGGTTGAAGTTAAGTTTAATTTTGTTACTGGATGAACCAACTGATTCATCACCAGTGAATTGAAGTTGAGTGATAAGATATTCATGAGGGTTTTGTGCCATTCTTCTACGTTCATCAGTATCAAGGAAGACGTAATCAACGTAAAGGGAAGCAGCTACAAGAGATTGATTGTAGGCAATGGTAGCTGGGACTGGACGACCTGGAGTGTATTGTCCAGCAGCGCCACTGTAAGGTTCAGTGTTGCATGAAAGAGTAGTAACAGCCCATAAACATTCATCAATTGGTCTGATATCAAGGTTAATTTTAACTTCGTGATATTGAAGGGCAATTAATGGAAGAGCAAGTCCAGGGTTGGTACAGAACCAAAATTGAAGAGGAACATAAAGAGTTGTTTCTGGAAGAGCATTTCTTGGAGCACAAACTTGACGTGGAGCTAACGAATCACAAGGTCCATCAACATCTGAGAAAGAAGGATCAGTGATAAAGGTTAATTGAGTGGTGTTACCAATCATCTTGAAGTAACCACGTTGTTGTTCTGAAGTCATAGTAAGTTGGTTCCAGATATGCATCCAGTCACCATATTGTCTGTCAATTCTTTGACCTCCAATTTCAACTTCAACTTGAGCAACAAGTTGTTCACCAGGGAAATCTAACCAACGTGCATAGACTCCAGAACCTTGTCCAAGGACAAAGGCACCAAGACCCATAAGTTGGTTGATTTCAGGTAAAGTGATCTGAAGATAAGTACGGTAAGCTAAATCACCGTTTCTACTGATAATACATTGGACACGACGCCCAAAATCAGCTTGACCATTAAAAGTTTGCTCAATTGATTCAATAGCAAAGTTAGTGTATCTACGATAAGTTACTTTCCAAAAGGTAATTTGAGGATTACCTGTAAGATAAACATCTTGTGCGCCGTAGGCGACGAGTTGCATTAATCCACCTCCCATATTTATACAATTGCTAAAGAAAAAAATTTTGGGAAAAATAATTTAATTCAATTAAAATAATTTAAAATTATAAATATATATTAATGTTTTTAATGATATATATTTATTTAATATATTTAATTAATATATTTATTAATATCTAATGTGGTCTTCATAAATTTTAATAAATAAGATTCTTCCAATATTTCCTTTTTATTTTCATGTTTTTTTGTAAAAATATAAGAGTTATTTTTTTTTTTAATAGTCCAACCTTCGTCTAATGCGTTATATATTAAATTCATTTTTTGAAAAATAATATGATCTATTTTAATATTTTTATTGTCTAAATAATCTTCAATATTAATTGTCGATTCCATTAATTATTTAAAAGAAAACTATTAATAATGTTTGAACTAGTAAATTTAACCAGTAAAATATATTGTAAATATTATATAATTTGATTTAATTATAAATTAAATAAAAATTATTATCTAATATTTAAAGAACTATTATAAATGCCTTCGTTCAAACCTAAAACCAATAAAAAAATTAGTTATAACAAAAAAAATGCTATTACATTAGATAATAAACATAAAGAATTTATGAATGAATTCAACAAAGATGAAAAAGATAAAATTCCAGAATTACAAAAAGAGAAAAATACTTTGAGAGAAAATTTAAAAAATCCCGAAATTACTATTGAAAATAAATTAGAAATAACCGATAGAATAAAAGAGATCAATATAAAAATGAAAGAATTAAAATGTAAAAAAACCGAATATTTTTTAGATAATTCAAAATATATTTTTGAATATTTTGAAAATAAAAAAAGTATTTCAAATGGTAATTTCACAAATAACTTGAATAATAAAACGAAATTAATATCTAATTTTTTTAAAATTAAAGATAGTGAAAATAATACAAATATAAGTCAAACAAATAACAAAAATATTGTTCAAAAATACTTGTCGAATATTGATGATATGTTTTTAGATGTGAATACTTTTGTTTACCAAACAGATATTTGTAAATATTGTAATAAAGGTGAATTAATACCACTAGAAGATGAAGGTGTGCTTATGTGTAATAGTTGCTCTAGAAATATTCCTTATTTAATTGAAAATGAGAAACCATCCTATAAAGAACCTCCTAAAGAAGTATGCTTTTATGCTTATAAAAGAATTAACCATTTTAAAGAGATATTAGCCCAATTTCAGGGAAAAGAAACAACTCAAATCCCACCAGAAGTAATAGAAAACATTATTTTGCAAATTAAAAAAGAGAGAATAGACTTGAGTCAAATTACAAATATTAAAACGAAAGAAATATTGAAAAAATTAGGTTATAACAAATATTATGAGCATATACCATTTATTAAAGATAAATTAGGTATTAAACCGCCTGTTATGTCTTCTGAATTAGAAGAGACTCTATGCAATTTATTTATTGAATTACAATCGCCATATTCAAAATATTGTCCTGATGATCGTGTAAATTTCTTGAATTATTATTATACGGCATATAAATTGTGTGAATTATTGGGAGAGACGCAATATTTGGAACATTTCCCTATGCTAAAAGATAAAGAAAAACGAATAGAACAAGATGCTATCTGGAAAAAAATATGCGAAGAACTTGATTGGGAGTTTATATCAACAATTTAATAAAATTAGGTTTTATATGGGAATAATTTTAATAGATTTGTATTGAATATAGAAAAATTCGGATCGTTACAAAAAGGATTGTTACCACCATAACCTCCACCCCTCTTTCTTTTATTATTTGTTCGAGAATGTTTTTTACATGTTCTTTTGTGTTTTTTACTGTTGTAACTACATTTGCAAATCTTACATTTCTTTGATTTTTTTGATTTTTTTATCATTCGTCTTGTTCTCTCCATAATATATTATAATTATATTAATTTTTATAATATATTAAATTTTATCTTTTTCATATTTGATTTATTTAAATCCACCTGGAAATTTAACCATGTTAGCACCTATACCGAATCCAGCACCAGAGCGTGCAGTTACACCCATAGAAGGAATATAAGTGTCTAAAATACTAAAAGTAGCTGCTGCAGTTAAAGCAATAAAGGCAATCTCTTCAATATTTAATGAACGTTTAGGAATAGCGTAAGCTGCAATAGCTACCATTAAACCTTCTACTAAATATTTGATAACTCTCTTGACAAACTCGCCAACATCAATAAAACCTGTCATTATAATAATTAATAAGAAAAAAATATATATTTGTGCGATAAAAACTTAAAATTTAAATAATAATACTTAATAAAATGAGTCGTGCGTCTAAAGAAAAAAATACAAAAAAACATGGTTTTGAAAGAAAAATAGAAAATGAAAAAACAAATCCTAAATATGTAGATCTTCTAGAAGAAGATAAACCAATTTCTAATCAAAAATTTGTTTGCGTATCATTTGTTTCCCCTGAAAAAATAATTAAACAAAAAGAGTTATTCTTTTTTGAACAATTCCTAAAGAAATGGGAATTTAATAAATCCATGGAAAAATTTGTTCAATTTTTAAATTTTCTCTCTTATAAATATAATTTATCTTTTGAAGATGCGTCAAATGATTTTAAAGAGTTTGTAAAAGAGGAAAAGGAGGCGTTAACCAGTTCGTCAATTGATGATGAATACAAAACATTTGTGGATAATAATGAAGAAGAATTGGACAAATTGTTTGGTATTAATTATAATTTCCAAACTAGTACTCGTGGTTTAAAAATCAGAGGCGTTTATCCTACTATGGAAGAAGCTGAGTTAAGATGTAAAATGTTGAGAGAAATTGACCCTAACCATGATGTATTTGTAGGACCAGTTGGTTTGTGGATGCCGTGGGATCCAGAAGCCTACAAAACTGGACGCGTTGAATATATGGAAGAAGAATTGAATCAATTAATGCATGAAAAACAAAAGAATGAATCAAATGCCAAAATGAATTTCGAGCAAAGAGTAAAAGAATCAAAACAAAAAGCAATTGATGAAAATATAAAGAAGGCAGAAATGACTGGAAATGTTTTAACACAAACAATTGATGATGACGGCAACTTAATTGGCGTTAATAATATGAATACAATTGAAAACACTCTTAAAGAAAAGGAAGAAATTTCCGTGGCTGACATTCGTTCAGAATTATTTGATGGGGATAATGTTGTTATTGGTAAAACAGATTATGGTCAAAGTCAATTGCTTAGTGGTCCATTTGCGTTGAATAAATTAGACGACATTGCAGAAACTAAAGAATAATATTTTAAAAATATAATTTAAACAAATTTTATATAATTATTATAATAAAATGCAGATATTTGTAAAAACACTTACTGGAAAAACGATTACTTTAGAAGTAGAACCAACTGATACAATTGAAAATGTTAAACAAAAAATCCAAGATAAAGAAGGCATTCCACCCGATCAACAGCGTCTTATATTTGCAGGAAAACAATTAGAAGATAATAGGTGTTTGAATGATTATAATATTCAAAAAGAATCTACGTTACATCTAGTCCTTCGTTTAAGAGGAGGATAATTGTATTATAATTCTAGAATAATTTCTATAATAATTATATAAAAATATAAATACATATTCATTTATATTTTTAATGGTTACATGTTTAAATATGTACATTTCAAATAATTTAATAAATTTATCAAATTTATCAAATTTATCAAAAATAAACATTTTTTTTGAGTATTTATATAAATCTTTTTTTGAAAATTATAAAAATAATAATTATAAAATTGCTGCACTAGGAGTAATGAATGAAAATAATTTATCCACGTGGGGAGAATATTTTTTAAATTCTCAAATTCATGGTTTCAAGAATAACAATATTTCACAACAAATACAATATTTAAATAAAAAAAATATAGAATATGATATTATCTTTGTTAATACAAATAATTTTATCGAACAAATAGAGTCAATATGTGAATGTTACAGATATTTAAAACCGGGTGGTTTGTTGTTAATTGAGAATATAGATGTAAATATAAGTGAAAATACTTATATTAATAATAGTAATCACATTTTAATTGAATATCAAAAATATTATTTTGTTACAATTAATCAAAACAATTCAAATAATAAAGCAAATTTTTCCAAAATTTTTGTTTTAATTAAAACCGGTGCTGAACTTATATTCAAAAATAAAAATAAAATTACTATTATAACACCTTCATACCGGGTAAATAATTTACTAAAGTTAAAGGACAGTATTGATTTCAATTATGTAGATGAATGGATTATTGTTTATGATGGTACTAAAATACGAGAAAACCCAAAATTATTTGAAAATGACATTGAAAATAAAAACAATAAAAAAAATAAAAACAATAAAAAAATAAGAGAATTTGTATTCAAACATGAACATGGAATAAGTGGAAATCCACAAAGAAATTATGCTTTAAAACAAATAACTAAAGAAGACACATATTTGTATTATTTAGATGATGATAATTTAATACATCCTGATTTATATAAATTGCTTGATTTTATAGATGATAATAAAATATATACTTTTAACCAAAAAAGACCAAATGATGTTTATCCTTATGTAGATTTGTTAAAAGGAAATAATATCGAATTATTTAAAATTGATACAGCGATGTTTTTAATAGATTATAGATTATGTAAAAATATTGATTGGATATTGGATAAATATAATGCAGATGGTTATTATATAAAAGAATGTTATGAAAAAAATAAGGATTCACACATTTATGTGGACAATGAATTGTCTTATTATAATAATATAATAATGATTAATTAAGTTAAACAATTACTATTAAACAATAAATTCATATTTATAATTTCAGGTTTATTCTCTTCAGTCGTAAGAATTTTTATTATTTGTTCATCGTCTCTGAATCGTAACGAGTAGTCTTGTTGAATATTATTTCTACCGACTCTACCCATAGCTTGAATGATTTTTTCTTGTGTTAAGTTCATTCCTTTACTTATATAACCATGGCAAAATTGGTAATTTGTCCCATAAATATAATCACTAGAAGCAATAATTGTATATAATTTTTGTTCATCTGCCAATTTTTTCATAATTTCTGTATATTTAATGTTTTCATGATTTATAAAAACACCAATACCCATTAATAATAATATTTTCCAATTATCATCTATTCCATTTAACAATAATATTTCATTTACTATATTTTCTTTAACATCACATGTAAATGCATGTTTAGCATCCAAATCAAGTGCCCATTTTTTTAAATGATGTAACTTATTTGGTATAAATGTTTCATTTAATGCAACATTTTTAATCATTTGTCTATAATTTTCAATTTCTTTTGTTAATTTTGATTTTTTTGTTTTACTTTCATCTACATTATCGGTATCTCTATTGAATTTACGTACATTTTTCAAAGAATTTGCAGCAGTTAATTTATTCTCTTCTTGTTCTTTCAAATAATCCAAGTCTTTTTCTAATTGGTCAATTTTTTCATTCAAAATATTATTATATTCAATTTTTTTCATTAAATCTTCCATTACAAGCGTAGGAATATTTGCTTGTTGAATACAAAATTTGGCTATTTTTTCAATATCATCACAAATAAATATAGTTGGGCCATCTGTCAAAGTATATGAATCTTTTGTTGATATATAAATTCCAGACGTACCTATTTTATTATTATTATTATTATTATTATTATTATTATTATTATTATTATTATTCAAATTGTTATCAGATGTTAGAGTCCTAACAATAGGTTTTTCAACTGTGTCGGAATCTAATTTTACACCAGGTCCAATACTTTTTGTTTTAAATAAATTATTATTATTAATAATTTTATTTCCTTTATTATCCACTGTATTATTTTCAATCAATTTTGGCATTCTTTTGTTAGTTAAATATTCATAAATAGATGACCATTTAGATGGTTCTATATTTTTAAGTAATTGTATATAATATAATTTAATATTTTTCATATTAATATCGTCTAACGTATCAAAATATCGTTCTATTTTAAATTTTCCACTAACTATATTATTTTTATTTATATAAATGATAAAATTAATTACTTCTTTTAGGTCAAAATATCGTAATAATGTCAAATAATTTTCACAATGATTGATTATTTTTAAAACATTTTCATAATCTGTGCACATATTCAAATAGTGCGGTAGTTCAATATAACCATTTTTATTAATAATAGGAATAGATTTTTTACAATCATGACTAATAATTTGAACTATTTCACTATTTTGAAATTTATTCTTAAAATCTGCAACTGTTTCAGTTAATTCATGAATTTTAGGTAAAGTTGCGGATGATAATATTACAGTGGGTATACTATTTTCGCTCCAATTTTTTTTTATGATTTCATGAAAACTATGTTCTTTATAATCCAATGTAATAGTTGGTTCGTCCCAGTAAACAATAATTCTATCATCTGAGTTAAATGCTTTCATATAGTACATGGCTGGTATAAAAGATTTTATATCACTTATAATAATTTCCACATTTTCACCATTACTATTATCCACTTTTTTAATCATTCCAGAACGTTTATTTACTGTATAATCTTTGGCCGCAAAATAATGTAAACGAATATCATCTGCACTTGCACAACCAAATGCAAATGCAATTTTTTTATTGATTGAAATGGCCGACCTAGCCAGCGCCAAACCTACGTGCCTGGCCGCACATACAAATATAACCTTGTATTTTTCAGATAAACCCAGAGGTGTAAGAGTTTTGCCTGTTCCTGTAGGTGCCATATATAAAACTAATTTTGGTTGAGGATTTTTGCAAATTGTAAAGATTTCTTTTTGATGATCGTATAAAATCATGTCATTATATTTTAATAATTCTACATTTTTTTCAATTAATTCTACAGAATTTTCTACAAAATCAATCAAATTTATATCTTCACTATAATTTTGTATGATAGTTTTACAAAATTTTAAAATATGTCTGTTTATTTTATCAATATTATTATTTAATAATTTATATAATGTAAAATAATTTAAAATAAATTTATTTTTATCAAAATTACTGTTTAATAATATATTATTTACATAATTCAACAAGACATATTCATATAGATTTATTTTTTTTAAATTTTCAATACTATTTTTTTCTAATCTAATTTTATCGGCTGATTTTATTTGAATATCATTTAAAACATCTATTTTAATATTTGATACATTGTAAGTTGATATTATTTTTTCCACAATTTCACGTAAATATTTATTATATAAATAATCTTCCATTTTTACAGAATATTCAATTTTTAAATAGGTAAAAATGGAGTCATTATTATTAATTTTTAAATTTACATCATGATATCCTTTTGTTATTAATTTGAGAACTTCTATTTCATCAGGAGAAACCGGAATCTCAATAGAGTCCCATTCTGATTTGATTAATTTACGTTGATTTAGATCCATTTAATTTAATAAATTCAATGTTTTATACTATTATATAAATTTACTTTTATAAATCATTTTTTTTTATAACTTAAAAATAAAAATGATTCAGAATTATCACAATTAAAATATGCGCAATCAAAACAACAATAACATGTCAAAAATCATCTCTGTTGAAGGAAATATTGGTTCAGGTAAGTCAACCCTTTTAGAAAATTTGAGAGAAAAATTTAACAACAATTCCAATGTGATATTTTTAAAAGAACCTGTTGATGAATGGGAAAATATTAAGGATAAAAATGGTAGTACTATGTTAGAAAAATTTTACTTAGACCAAAAAAGATATTCGTTTTCATTTCAAATGTTAGCTTTTATTTCACGACTAGTTCTTTTAAAAAAGACTATTAAAGAATGTCCCGATAATTCGATTATTATTACTGAACGGAGTCTAATTACGGATAAAATGGTTTTTGCTAAGATGCTTTATGAATCAGACAAAATCGAAGACGTAGAGTACCAAATTTATTTAAAATGGTTCGATTGTTTTTGCAATGATTATCCTATTAATAAAATAATTTATATCAAATCAACTCCAGAAACTTGCAATAATAGAATTAATCAAAGAGGAAGAGCAGGTGAAGAAGAAATTTCTTTATCTTATTTAAAAAGTTGTAATGATTATCACGATGATATGATATATTCTCTTATTGAACAAAATAATGTTACTATTTTAGAATTAGATGGCAATATAAATATAAAGAAAAACCGTGAAACATTAGATGAATGGTTAAATTTAGTAGATAATTTTATTATGTAAACATACTTTTAATTAAATTTATTTGAGTTATTTTTTCGTCTTTTGTTTTACAACAAACTGCGTGGTGAATTAATGATTTGTTATTATTGTAAATTATTGTTCCATAAATTATAAACTCTAGTGGAATGTGATCATAATTAATAGCATATAACATTTCATTTATAATAGTTTGATCACCTAGTTCCATAGTTTTTTTGTCTCTACTGGATAAAATAAACAAAACATTTTTGAAAAAACTAATAATGTATTTAATATTTATATTATTTTTAATTATATAGAAACCTGCATTTACTGTTTGATTTATATCACTCATAAAAAAAATATCATTTTGGTTTTCATCTATAAATTTTTTTAATTCCAACCATTTTTCTTTATTTTTATCAATAAAATATATGTCACAATCAGAAAAAATAAAATACTTTGAATCTGCTAACTTATAATTTTCTAGAACTGTAATTAAATGTTGAATTTTATTTGTTATTGCAAAATACCATAAATCTGTTTGGAAGCCTTCATTTTTAAAAATAGTGTCGTCCAATTTTTCTGTTTTATGTTTTATATTATTATCTTTTACACCAATATTTTTTAATGACTCTAAATAAAGACTAGTTAGTGGTTCATAATTTGAAGTAGAATAACTTATTATCATGGATTCATTTAATAATGCTGGTGAATCTGAAATACTATGAATATTTGTCGAATTATAAACCATATCATTTTGTTTCTTAGGTGTAATTAACATTATATTATTATCATAATCATTCCAATGAGCTGGAAATTGAAACAATTCAAAATTAAATTCTGTGTAAATATTTTTCCATTTTTCAACAATTTCAAGTAACTGTGGAAGGTCTCTCTTGTTATTAATATCTTCTATTATATAATATCCATCAGGTTTTAATTTATGAATACTATTTTCAAAAAAACATTCATTTGAAAAATAACGATGTAAACCATCATCAATTATAATATCAAATTTTTCTTCAAGTCCAGGTTGCAACCACATATTTCTAACACATTCAGCATCTGTTTGATCACAATAATATGTTTTTATTCGGTCTGTTTCGAATAAAATTTTTTTGTCCACATCAGCACCAAATATTTCTGAATTAGGGAAAAATTCACTCCAACCGAATAGAGAAGCACCTGGTCTACCATTTGGACCCATATTTGAATCAATATTTGGGTCCGTTGTACCCATTCCCAATTCAAATACACGTAGTGGTTTATCCTTTATATTTTTCCATAACTCATAATAAAAAATAGTATAATGATGCCACGCCCATTGCAGGTTAGAATTTCCTTTATCACTTCGGTTTCTTGTCATTATCTCACATAAAGGTGTAGTTTCGTTGAAATTTAGTTTCAAATTCATTATTGTAAAGTAAGTCTTTTTATTTTTAAATATAAATCCAATTAATATAAATTATTTTAATAAAAAAATGAAATTTTATTATATGAAAATATATTATCATAAAATAAATATACTTTGTAAAATAAATGAAGATAATAAACTTTGTCACTCTTATTAATCAAGCTTTTCGATTCGTAATTCAAACTAGTCAAGAATATTGTATTGATGAGTCACATGCACTTAGGCATAGTATGGAAGTGTTTAATTTTGCAAACAATATTTACGAAAGTGAAGTAAAAAAAAATCCTTATTTGATAGAACAGAGAGAAATAATTAGTTTGTCGGCCATTGTTCATGATATGTGTGATAAAAAATATATGAATGAAACAACTGGAATTATGAATATCAGAAATTATATGAAAGATTATTTACCTGAACCTGAATTAGAAGTTGTAACAAATATTATAAGTCGTATGTCATATTCAAAAGTTAAAACAGATGGTTATCCTGATTTAGGGAAATATCAGCAAGCCTATCATATTGTAAGAGAAGCTGATTTGTTAGCTGCTTATGATTTTGACCGAACTGTAATTTATAATATTATGCAAAATGATTATAATTATATAGAGTCACTTCACGAATCCAAAGAATTATTTGAAAAAAGAATATTGAATTATCGAAAAGATAAATTATTTATTACAAGTTATTCAAAAAATAAATCGGTCTTGCTGCATAAAAAGGCAGTCGATGATATTGAAAAAATAAATTCTTTGTTATCAATATTAAACCCTTAAAGAAATAAATTATTATAATTATTATTATTTATTATAAATTTAAATAAAATTGACAAGCACTTAATAAAAATATAAATATTATTAATAAATATATTAAATGAGTCAAATGATGCGAACAAGTTTTACAAATATTAGTGCAATTTTACAAAAAAATAACCTAATCATTCCAAAAATTGAGTTTTTATTAAGATTTGATGGTTGTAGTAAAGGTAACCCTGGACTTGCTGCATCGGGTGCCGTAATTTATCAAAATGAAAAAGAAATCTGGTCCGGGTCAAGATTAGTAGGATATAATGAAACCAATAATTATGCGGAATATATGGGTTTAATCATGGGATTAAATAAAGCAATCGAATTAAATATAACTCAATTGCACGTGGAAGGTGATTCGATGTTAATAATTAAACAAATGACGGGTAAAAACAAAGTCAATTCGTCAAATTTAATTGAATTACATAAACTAGCAATGAAATTAAAATCACGCTTTCAAACTATTACTTTTGAACATATCTATAGAGACAAAAATACTCGCGCCGATGAATTGTGCAATGAAGCAATAAAGAATATAAGTGAATCATTCAAATAATAAAGTTAAAATAGTGTAATAAAATTAATACTCTAAAAATTGAATGTTTAACAACTTTCTTGGTTTGAATTTCAAAATATCTAGTTCTTTTTTTGTAGTTGGAAATTCTTTTTCGCCATATATATCTTGTAATAATAACCATTCAAATAATCCACCTGTGTAAATATATGAATTATAAAACCCTAGATTTTGTAATTGATTATACTTTTTGCAAATGTTATCATCATTACAATTTTTTCCATAAATTATGATTTTGATACTTTTTGAACAATTATTCATTAAACTATTTATGATAGTAATTTCTTTTTCAGGCAAAATCGTATTAGGCAATAAGCAATCTTGTTCATTTTCTTGTAATGTATTAATAAGTATATATTTTTCGGAACTATTCAATAAAAACTGAATATCTTCGAAATTTATTTTATTTATAGAACTGGTGTTTCCCATTTATTTTAAGTACTTACTTAATTAATGAATTTAATTATATGTTTAAATTATATTATTTTTAATTTAAATATATTTTTTGTTATTTTGTTATTTTGTTAACCAAACTTTGATTTATAAAAAGTGAATCAAATTCACTATAACCTATTATATTCAATTTAGGATAACTGTAACCAAAAATTGTACTACATTTGTATTCAAAATTAAACTCTTTTAAAAAATTTTCTAATTCTTTAAATGTTGATCCATTCCTATATGTAGATTGAATACATGTTTCAGTTATAATATATTTTACATTTTTTAAATAATGTCCCAAACTTTTTAAAGCATTTAATTCATAACCCTGCAAATCAATACATAATAAATCAATAGTAGATATATTTTTACTATCCATAAAAGTATCTAATCTCAACCCGGGAACAATAATTTCTTTTTGTGGATTAGGTTTATTATAATCAGGGTCACTAGGATCTCGCATAGAGAAATCAATTTTTAACATAGAGGACGCACCTTTATTATCGTATTTTGTTAAATCAAAAGGATAAAAGGTTACATCCTCATTATTTTCAGATACAGCATGTTTCACCAAAATAATTCTATCTTTTATATAATCCTTCATCAAAGACAAATTTTCTTCACAATCTACTAAACATTCTGGATTACATTCAAAACTATACACAAGTGACTTATCATAATAGGATAATAATTTCAATGTATCAAATAAATCTCTACATCCTAATTCAAAAATTATTTTGATATCATCTTTTTTAATATTTTCTAAAAAAATTTGTTCAATATAAGACATATAAATTTATATTTATATATATTATTAAATTTTTATATACATTTTTATATACATTTTTTTTATAAATATAAAATTTTATTACTTTTAATGAAATTGTACTATAATTTCAACATCTTCTTTTTTAATACTTTTTGTAGCTGAAATTGACAATTCTTCTCTCTTCTTGCGTGTTTTTGTATTGTCTATTTTAGTTTCCTTTCGTTTTGAAGTACTATTGCGGGTATTCATATCTTTTTCAATTGTTTCGTAATTTTCTTCAATATAATTGATTACTTTATTTTCTATTGCCCATTTAAAAAAATTTAGTTGACCAATTGTGGTTTCAATAAATTTATCTCCTTTATATGGAATACTAATACGTTCCCATCTACAAAAAGGATCAAAACGTCGTTTACTATAGGCTTTTAATTTTAATTTATAATCAAAATATACTTTAAAACGTCGTACATTGCCATGTGCGTCTTCAATAGTATATAGTGTGTAATTTTTTTTAGCATAATTAGTTGCAAACCAATCTACTATTCTTAATGAAATAGATGATTCCCCGGTAATAATCTTTAGCATTTTATCCAAATTATCTTCATTTTTATAAAATTCTATTAAGTTATTTAATAATAAGTCATTTTGACTTGTATAATTATTTAAAGTATTCATATTCCTATTAAATAATTATCCATAAAACATATTTAAGTCTTTTAAAAACATAATTGTTTTTTGATATATTTATTCTAATTAAAATTTATATTATAAATTATATTTTTATTATAATCATATTATATATTTAATGCATAATAAAACAAAAAAAAATAAAAAAAATACATCATCAATGTTTGGTATAAATGATTGTCATAACCCTAAAAAAAATACAAAAAAGGGTTATACATTCAACAATAGATTCAACAATAGATTCAACAATAAATTGGTTCAAAGCAAAAATAAACCTTTTAATTATAAAACCATTATAATGTTCCCTCATGATTTGGGACAAACTAAAAGTGGCACTGAAAAAGCACCACAATATATTAATAAATTTATTAATCATAAAAACCACACAATTAAACCTGTCAAAAACAGTGGAAATTTATTCAAAAATTTAGATGATTTATATAAAATCAATAAAGAATCATCAGGGAAACTAATAAATATTGGAGGAGACCACTCTATGGCAATTGCTACAATTGCTGATACATTAAATAAACATCCAAATGCAAAGGTGATTTATTTTGATGCACACGCTGATATTAATACATATAAAAGTTCTAATTCAAAACATTATCATGGTATGCCATTAAGTTTTGTCACAGGGTTAGATAAAAACCCGCATTTTTCTTTTATTAAAAATAAACTACCGTTTGAAAATTTGCTGTATATAGGCAGTAGATGTTGGGATATTTTTGAAGTAAATGAAGTGTATAAAGATAATATAAAATTTATAACTCCAGATGAAATAAATAATAATTTCAAAGGTTCATTGAATAAAATATTAAATTTTGTAGGCAATTCACCAATTCATGTTTCATTTGACGTTGATTCAATTGACCCAAAATTTATACCTTCAACTGGAACACCTGTAAAAAATGGTATCAAACTTAGTAATGCTAAAAAAATTTTAGATAAATTAAATAACAAAGATATAGTAAATATGGATATAACAGAACTAAATATGGATTTAGGCAGTAAATCAGATGGAATCAAATCAGGAAAAAATACGGTTTTACTTTTTAAAAAGTTTCTTAATTAGTTTATGTTATTTTCACTTTCTGCATTTTCTTTACTACAATTTGTAGAAATTGGTTTTAAAAATTGGTCATGAATAGTCAAATCATTTACATAAGTATTATTTGTTAAATATGGATTCATATTTACCTGACAAATCATTTGACGTTCTGATAATTTTTTATCCGTATCTTCTCTCTTATTAACTTGTACAAAGTTTTTATCAAACAAAGTATTATTTAATATTTCCCATGTATTTTCATCGTGATTTAAGGCTGCTTCAAAAGCAGTAGCTTCAATTTCCTTATTAAAAGTATCGTTAATTTCAGTCTTGAAAATTCTTTTACTCCTATCATAATTTTCACCCTTAGTCCATTTCCATTCAATTATTGGTTTATTATCTCTATACATTTGGTTTATTTTGTATAAATATTTTTTTTTATTTTTTATTACTAATAAAAAATTAGTAATAAATTTTAATTTTAATTAAAATGCGTAAAATAAAATAATTGTATATTTCATAATGGCTCTATCCCCTTCTAGTATCCAAAAATGGAAAATCTCCATTTTTTCGGCATTTATTTTTCTTTTAGTTGTTAATCCGTATACTTATACTTTAACAAACAAAATTTTTAGTAGATTTATTGGAACAGTTGCAAGAAATGGTTGTCCTACTTCAGTCGGACTTGTATTACATACAATTGTCTATATTTTATTAGTTCGTTATTCTATGGATGTGAATTTATTTTCATAAATATAATAAAACATTTCTTTATTTATTCTTTATTTATTCTTTATTTATTGTAAATGAAAAAAGCAACAGTTAAAAGGTTTTTCAAAAAATGCCAAACTGAACAAATTAGTGAAAACGATTGTATGGATGCATTGTTTAGAAATAAATTTAAAACAACCAAAATAAGAAAATTATACGAATTATATTTTGCAAAAGAAAAAACTTATAAATCGTGTCATTTTTGTAAAAAAAATAATCGGAAAACTAGAAAAACTAGAAAAAATAAAAATAAATAAAAATAAATAAAAACATTTGCCTATTTATATTTCTCTCTAATTTTCTTGTTTTACTATATTTAATTGTTTAGTAAATAAAAATTTATCCGATGATTTATTGCGTCTTTTAATATTACAGTTTAAACAAGACAGTACAAAATTATCTTTATCATGACCTTTACTATTGTCAATTCGGTCAACAGACCATTGAGATAATTCTCTCACATTTTCATAAAGAATAAACATTTCACAAGCACAATAATAACATTTCATGTTACATTCTAATAATTTTTCAATTATTAATTCTTTTGTGATAAAATTTTCTTCGGTTAAATGTTTTTTTAATATATCTTGTTGTTTATAACTGCTAATTTTTTTATCTATTTCTTTAATTATTATTTCCTTTTCTTTACTAACTTCTCCATTTTTTTCGAAAATTTCTTTTAACAACATAGTTTGTTTATTAAAATCTAAATCCTCCATTGGTAAATTATATTTATTAACAATTGCCCGTTTTTTTGGTACATTTACCACCCTATTGGCCCGTTTTATTAAATATCTATTGTTTGTTCCGTTTATTATAACATTTTTTTTATTTTCATCAAGCAACATTATATAATATATAAACATAATAACTATTTATTATATTTATATGAGTTAAACTTAAATATATATTAATATATTTAAGTAAAATGAATGAAATAAATGAAAATAATGAGTCTAAAGAGATTAATGAAATTAACAAAATTATTGAAATTAATGAAATAAAAGAAATAACTGAAGATAAGAAAGAAGAATGTATTGAATTAAAAAACATTCAATTTAAAACTATGTTAATGACGGGAGTACAAATTACACAAAGTAAATCATTTCAAAATTTAAATAATTTGGATAAATTTTTGGAAGATGAAAAAATTTCAAATGAAAACGAACCTTGGTGTAAATTGAATAAGACCATTAAGTTAAAAAAATTATTGGAATATGTAGATTTGTATAAAAATGAAAATGAATTAAATAGCGAAGAGTGTGAAATAATGGTGAAATTTTTAAAAGATTGTTTGGATAGAAAAAAACTACAAAGAATTAAAGATGTAATTTATGATAAGGAAAACGGCATGATTAAGAGCATACCTGCCTTAATGTTTGTAAAAGCAACTAAACATTTCACATTGAAAAATATAGAAAAAAGAATATCCACTGTCAAATCTTTACTGCCAAAAAAAGGACAACATGGAACAATAAAAAATAAATCAAGTAGTTTTGAGGAATAATGTAAAAAAATGATTTTATTATTTTTATTTTTATTTTTTATAAATTAATTATTATTAATATAAAAAACTAATGATATATTAATAATATGATAACCTATTTACATTTAAATGATTTACCTGAGTTAGAGGATATTACAGATGAATTAGTTTTTGAAGATGAACCAACCATTTTTAATGAAGATTTTACTTTGGAGTTGGTTGAAACAGCACTTTATTTAATGGAAGATTATATGATGGAAAACCCATCGGCAATTACAGAACCTGATTTTGAAGAAGTTTTTTTAGAAGATATAAAAGAAATATTTTATATACAATTCGAAGAAGAAATATTAAATAGTGACTTTATTGAAGATGATTTAAATGATATTTTAGAAGATGTTTTTCAAATTTATATCACTACTTTTTGTACTGAGAGAAGTTCGCAAAATATACAATCTAATACATATATTGATATTGTCGACAGTTTTAATATTGGTAATAAAATACAACTACTTCAAGATAAAATTACTGGATTAAAAAATAAACCACAACCCGTACAACGAACTGATGCTTGGTATGAATTTCGGCACAATTTAATTACTGCAAGCAATGCTCACAAAGTGTTTGATAGTCAATCTACTATTAATCAATTGATATATGAAAAATGCCAACCTTTAAAATCAACCACAAATGCAACAGAAGAAGACAAAAATAAAATGGTAAATATAAATACTCCATTTCATTGGGGGCAAAAATATGAACCTGTTTCTGTAATGCTTTATGAACATTTATATAAGACAAAAGTAGATGATTTTGGTTGTATAAAACATGAAAAATATGGTTTTCTAGGTGCTTCTCCCGATGGAATTAATGTTGACCAAACTAATGAACGTTTTGGTCGTATGTTGGAAATTAAAAATATTGTAAATCGTGAAATTAATGGAATACCAAAAAAAGAATATTGGATTCAAATGCAATTACAAATGGAAGTGTGTGATTTGGATGAATGTGATTTTCTAGAAACTAAATTCATGGAATATGAAAATGCAAGTGAATTTTTTGATGCAAATCACGAAATATTACCAGAAAATGTGCACAAAAAAGGCGTAATCGTTTATTTTCATAATACTGTCGAAATGAAACCGTTTTATGTTTATAAACCATTGGATATAATAGAAACAAATGAAATATTAAAATGGGAAGAAGAAATGGTGGATAAATATCAAAATTCCCAACACAATTATATGTATGTTAAATCAATATATTGGAAACTAGAAATACTAAGTTGTGTTTTAGTTTTACGAAATAGAAATTGGTTTGAAAACAATATTAAATCAATAGAAAAAGTATGGAATATTATCGAAAATGAGAGAATAACTGGATATGAACATCGGGCACCCAATAAGAAACCGAAGAAGGAAATGTTTTTTAAAAATGATAATGGTTTAAATAGTGAAAACAAATGTTTGATTAATATTAAATATTGATTGAAAATAATCAAATATATATTTATATATTTATTTATATATATATATATATATATATATATATATATATAACAAACATGAATATTGAAAATACGAATGAAAATACGAATGAAAATACGAATGAAAATACGAATGAAATTTATAAAGGTCCAATACCAAGAGGAGAATTAATACAAATTTTCAAAGATATTGTAAGTAACTGTGAATTACATAATGAAAACGAAGTTATTGACATGATAGTAAAATATGGGCATTCTTGGACAGACGATGACGGTGCAAATATATTCACTATGAAGGACGTGGATACAGATAACAATAATTTGTTGGCAATATGTATTATTAATTATTTAGAAACGGCAACTGATATCATTATAACAGGATACAATAAATTGTTTGATCTCGGTTATATAAATGATCTAGGTGAAAGTGCATTAATTTTAGCAATTGAAAACAATTCATTTTTTAATGCTTATAACTTGGTAACTGAATTTTTAGATGAATGTAATCCAGGTCAACTAACGAATAATGAACATTTGTCTGCATTGGATTTTATGTTACAAAAGGAAAAAAGTATAATTACAGAAAATATAGAAATTGTTGTGTATTTATTACATTATTATATAGAGAATGATCCTTATAGTATTGTATATCACAGAAATATTGATATAATTTGTAGAAATCTTGAATTTTATAAACCACTAATACAACCTCGTTTTGATACAGAAAAATTAAATTTAAATGAAGTTTTTTGTAAAGGAATTAAAAATACAAAAGCCGAAGAGAATACTGGTTTATTTTCAAAAGTTTATACATCTGTACCAAATACACTTGGAATGGTACGTATAAATGGTCGAAAAATTAATGTACCTTTACCAGTTGCCAGAAAATTTAATGTACCTTTAACAGTTACTAGAAATGATGATTATTATTCCCCTGAATATTCTGGAGAAGAGGAAAATCAATTTAGATTATCTAAAAAATATGAAAACAGAGGTGGAACAAAAGAGAGAAAACTAAAAAAATCGAAAAAATCGAAAAAAAGGAAAACTATTAAAAATTCCAAAAATAAAAATCCCAAAAATAAAAAACGCCACAATAAAACCAAAAGGCAACGAAGATGTAAACCCTTGAAGATTATTAATAACTAATATCTTTTTCGTCATTTTTAACATATTTATCATTATAGAAAGTCCCGACCCTTTCCTCACCATCCCAGTTCATTGTTCCTTGACCATGTCTTTTTCCTCTTTCAAAATCTCCTTCATAAATTTCACCTTTGGTATTTGATTGCGTTCCTTTACCGTGTCTTTTTCCATTTTCCCAAAGTCCTTCATAAACAGTACCATCTACTGGGTCAGTAAATTTACCAAAACCGTCTCTCTTATTATTTTTATAGGAACCCTCGTATACACTCCCATCTGCATATGTCATTTTTCCTTTACCATTTCTTATGTAAATTATTTGTAATTCCTTATTTTCATCTTCTTTGAAATCAGTTTTATAATTTCCTTGATAAATATCTCCATTTGCAAAGATTATTTCATTTGGTCCGTTTAAAATATCACCATTTTTTAGTGTAATTTTTCCATTAATAAATCTATCACCTTCAAATTCACCTTCAAAAGTGCCATTTGGATAAATCTTTTTGCCTCTAATAAATATGTCATCTTTAAATTCTCCTTCAAAAACACCACCATTAACATTTACCATTTTGCCTTGACCATTTAAATTGTTTTCAACATAATTCCCTTCATAAAAAGTTCCATCTCTGAATTGAATTTTACCAATACCATTTAATTTATTATTTTTAAATTCTCCTTCGTAAACTGTACCATTTTTATAAGTTATTTTACCTTGACCATTTAATTTATCATCTCTCCAGGTTCCTTCTATGATAGCTTTTGGATTTATTGCTTTACCTTGACCATTTCTTTTACCATCTATCCATTCTCCTTCATAGACTTCATCACTAGGAAGTATAATTGTTCCTTTGCCATTTATCCTGCCATTTATTAATTTACCATAAAAAATTGCACCTTTTTCTGTAATATGAATCCATTCATTCAAATAATTAGGATTTTTATCCATTTCAATGGTAATATCTTTAATTGTTTCTTCTGGTAGAATTCTTAAAAGATTAAACACCAATAATTTTTTTGTTGGTTCATTTTTGTATAATTCTAATATTTTCTGCATATCTTCTTTTTTACCAGCACCTATTATTTTTCTCCAATATTTCCGTTTCTTCGTGATATTTAATTTACTTTTTTTGTTACCTTTTTTTAGGTTTTGTCTTCTTGTTTTGCGAACCCCTATTAACCCGCGCTTCTTGGTATTCTTGATATTCTTAACAGTTCCTTTTTTTCGGTGTACCCGATTGGCACCACCACCATTTAATTTATCTTTAATCAAATTAGACCGAATACTGCGTGTATTTCTCTCACTAATACTAGTTTCTTTATTATTTTCATCAATTTTATATTCAAAATTAGAACAACTAAGGTCAATTAAAATAATTTCTTTAACACCTTTCTCATGAAGGAATCCCACGATTTCTTCTAAATAAACAGTTGTATCTTTATCCGCATAAGTTCTTCCTTTTAATGTTGTAATTAAATCTGGTTTACCTTCAACATTCAAACAAAAAATACCATAATCCCATCCCGATGAATTTTGTTCAGTTTTATTATTACGAACATATTCTTTATTTATCATGTAAGGATGTTTATGATTATAGGTAATAATTTCATAACTTTTATCACGATGATGAATATATGTATCCCTTATATCCGTATTTGAATCAGAACTGGCTGCCATTGTATCTTTTACCGTGTCCTCTTCAATTTCTTTATATAAATTAGCAAGTGTTTTGGTATATTTTTCAGGATTTTTAAGACCTTTTTGCAAATCTTTTTTATTTTTTTTATGAAGAATCATTTTAATAAATTTATTAACGTCCTCAGGAACCGTAAAATTGCATACTCCATGTGTAACTGCACTCATTTTTATTACTTTCATATTATCAGGTATTTTAAATAAATTTGGTTCGTTGTCTGTTTTATCTATTGTAATAAGTCCATGACAAGTAAATACTACTATTACAGTTTTAGGATAACTCATTTAGTTTTTATTATATATAATCAAATATTATATAATAAAAATAATAAAATTAATAAAAAATTAATAAAAATAATAAACTTAATAAAGAATGTTAGGAACATCTGTTCTAAATGGCAATAAATTTATATCAGTTGTAAAATAACCGATTCTTGTACCGCAGTCAGGGTTCACTGGAGGTAATGGTTTAATATAATTTGTTTTCAGTTGTTTTTTTTTATATAAAGCACCACACATACTTGCGGGCATACATGTTCCTTCATCAGGATTATTAGGATATCTGATATTATTTGTAATCTGGTCATAAGAACCTAATTCAAAAATAGGATAATGCCACCATATACTAGCAGCGTCATTATTACTAATTCCATTTCGTCCTGTCCAAGGAAAAGTATCTGCAACTAAAATAGTTGATTCTATATTTGAATTGTCTAGAATTACAGGATTACTTTTTGAACTACAGTTTCTATAAGTTTCAATTTGTTTACGTGTGAGTATTTTATATCCCATAGGTAATCCTAAACCTAATATTATAATAGTGAGTAAAAATATATATTTATTCATTTGTAAGGTTATATATTTTATATGTATATTTTATAATTTTACAATTTTATAGGATGATATAATTTATGTTCTAAAAAATGTCTTGTACCTGAAAGTATATCTCTTTCAATTAAATTTAAAAAGGGAGATTGATTATCAGTTGATAGTAACCCACACAAGCACGGCATGAATTGACTAATTGTTAAATTCTCTTCTATACATAAATTTGGTAGTAACGCTTCTAAATATCCATAATATTTAATATCAATATTATTTATTAATACAGCAAGAAATTTTTTTGAAAACCGCATTATAAATGCAAATACACCTAAATTTTGCTGATTTTTAAAACCACATATTTCATCTTTATGATACCAATACTCCCATCTACATCCGTTTTGTGTAACTAATAAATCCGTATCAAAAAGGCGATGTTTATCAATTAAATAATCATACTCTAGAGGAAAAAACACATCATTTTCTATTATCCAAAAAAAGTCATAATGACCTATTAGATGTCTATTTCTTTTAAAATAGGTGATATACATGGCGTGACCCATTTGATCATAGGAAGTCTTTTCTTTGTCCATTTTAATAATTTTAATATGTTTTAACTCTGTATCGATTGTCGGGTCATAATTTTTTGTATTATCAAATAAAACAATTATTTCCAAATGTTTATAATATTTGTCATTTCTTTTTAAAGTATCTAAAAAAACTGGTTTAAAATCATGTGTTAAAAATAATACTAAACTTTTTGTCATGTTTATTATTAATAATATAACCTTTTTATATTTTTAATTATTTTTAATTATTTATAATTATTTATAATTATTATTATTAATATTTAAAACTATATTTATATAATTTATAATATTGAAAAATGGATAATAATAATGATATGCGTGTTACAAAAAGAGATGGGAACTTAGAAGATATGTCATTCGATAAAATTTTAAATCGTATTAAAAAGTTGGGGCAAGAAGTCGGTATTCAAATAAATTATTCTTCTTTAGTTATGAAAGTAATTGACCAGTTATATGATAAAATAGAAACGACAAAAATAGATGAACTGGCTGCCGAACAATGTGCTTCACTTTCAACACAAAACCCAGATTATGGAACATTAGCTTCTAGAATTGTCGTTTCCAATCATCAAAAAAATACAGATACGTCTTTTTCCAATGTTATGAGAAATTTATACGAATTTAAAGATTTTCATGGTTCACACAAACCTCTTATTGCCGAAAATATTTGGAAATATGTAGAAAAATATTCAATCGAATTGGATGAAATGATTGAGCCTAATCGTGACTACCTAATCGACTATTTTGGTTTCAAAACACTTGAGCGCGCATATTTATTTCGATTAAATAAAAAAGTGGTTGAACGCATACAACATATGTGGTTACGTGTTTCAGTTGGTATTCACGCAAATATAGGTAATCCAAAAAGTATTGACCTAATTAAAGAAACTTATGATATGATGTCACAAAAATATTTTACCCATGCGACTCCAACACTATTCAATGCAGCCACACCAAGACCTCAATTAAGTTCTTGTTATTTAATTGCTTTAGAGGATGATAGTATTGAAGGCATTTTTTCTACTTTAAAAGATTGTGCTCATATATCTAAATGGGCAGGTGGAATTGGTTTACATATTCATAATCTAAGAGCCAAAGGTAGTCATATAGTTGGAACTAATGGAACTTCCAATGGAATTGTTCCCATGTTACGTGTATTTAATAATACCGCGCGCTATGTTGACCAAGGCGGAAATCGTCGCAATGGTTCATTTGCTATTTATTTAGAACCTTGGCATCCTGATATTGAGGATTTTCTAGAGATGCGTAAAAATCACGGGGACGAAGAGTCAAAAGCCCGCGATTTATTTTATGCTCTTTGGATTTCCGACTTATTTATGGAACGCGTACGCAACAATGGTAAATGGTCACTTTTTTGCCCAAATGAATGTCCAGGTTTATCTGATGTTTATTGTGAAAAATTCGTGGAATTGTATACCAAATATGAAGAATCTGGAGTAGCGCGTAAAACTGTAAATGCACGTGACTTATGGTTTAAAATTTTAGATGCGCAAATGGAAACAGGTACACCATATTTACTTTTTAAGGATGCTGTAAATAATAAGTCGAACCAACAAAATCTTGGCACCATAAAGTCGTCAAATTTATGCTGTGAAGTAACTCAGTACTCAGACGATAAAGAAACGGCCGTGTGCAACCTGGCCTCAATTGGTCTCCCAAGTTTTGTAAATCAAGAGACAAAAGAATTCAATTATGATAAATTGCATGAAGTAACCAAAGTAGTTACCAATAATTTAAATAAAGTCATTGATATTAATTTTTATCCTACACCAAAAACAGAGAGAAGTAATAAGTTACATCGTCCGATTGGTATCGGAGTTCAAGGATTAGCCGATACATTTATTTTAATGGATATTCCATTTCATAGTGAAGAAGCTAAAACCGTAAACAAACTTATTTTTGAAACAATTTACCACGCAGCACTAGAGAAGAGTAATGAAATTGCTATTGAAATTAAAGATAATTATTTGTCAAAAGTTGAATTACCTCACCATACAGTTTTGTATGAAACTAAATATACAAATGGTCTTAAATATGGTCTTAAACCAAATCACATAGGTGCTTACCAATCTTTTGAGGATTCTCCTGCATCAAAAGGAGTACTACAATTTGATATGTGGAGTATTGAACCAACACCAGATCGTTATGATTGGACGGCACTTAAACAATCGATTGTCGAACATGGTTTACGCAATTCTTTAATGGTTGCACCAATGCCTACAGCATCCACGTCACAAATTTTAGGATTTAATGAGTGTTTTGAACCATTTACTAGTAATTTATATAGTCGTCGTACATTGGCCGGAGAGTTTGTAGTAATAAATAAATATTTAATGAGAGAACTAATTAATTTAGGTCATTGGAGTGAACAAATTAAAAACAATATCATTGCAAACAAAGGTAGTATTCAACAATTAACTTTTTTACCGGAACATATAAGAAACAAATATAAAATAGTATGGGAAATACCAATGCGTCATATTATTGATATGGCTGCCGATAGAGGTGCATATATTTGCCAAAGTCAATCCATGAATTTATGGGTGGAAGACCCAACCTATAATACTTTAACATCAATGCACTTTTATTCATGGAAAAAAGGATTGAAAACTGGCATTTATTATTTGCGTAGAAAGGGTAAACATCAAGCACAACAATTTACGATTGAACCAGAAAAAAAAACAAATGCAGAAGAAGAGCATGATGAAATATGTGAGATGTGTTCGGGCTAAAAATAGAACAATAAAATAAAATATATTTATATTTTATAAATGAAAAATAGAAAAACAACAAAAAATATGAAATCAAGAAAACCAAGAAAACTAAGAAATTTAAATAAATGCAAAAATATAAGAAAAACCAAGAAACATTATAAAAAAACCTATAAAGGAGGTGAACAACCATTGAAAAAAATACGAGTGGAAAATATTCCCTATAGTTACACTATTGAAGTTTATGAAAATGGACAAAATACAAATAAAAATTATAGTGGTCATTATAGTGGAGATTGGGTAGATGGTCGTCCTTATAAAGAGGGAAAATTTATTGTAGATGGTACAGATAATTATTATGAGGGTTCTTGGAATGATGGGAAACCCAATGGTTTTGGCGAAATGGTTACACAATCTAAAATGTATTCAGGAGAATGGTTAAATGGTAAAATAAATGGAACTGGAATTTTGGAATTTTTGATTACAGGAGTAATAGTAGAAGGGACTTTTAAAGAATGTATTAGAAATAACATACCAAAAATTTGTATAAATGGGGTTGCAACTTATCCTGATGGTTCAAAATTTATAGGACAATTCGAAAATAATGAAAAAATTAGCGGTCACGTAGAACCTGATGGGGTAGATAATTTAGCCAATAATGAGGCATATAATATGGAATATGGTATTATAGAAGAAGACAATGAGTACCATGAAGACCCAAAAAGTGTAACAGATTTACCATTTTTTTAAACAAAATTTTTGAATTTTTTTAATTTTTTAATTTTTTTCAATTATTTTCATTTATATTCTAATTCTATTGTATAAAAATGAAAAAACAAACCAAATTAAGAAAAAAAGGAATAAAAACTAAATCAAAAACTAAATCAATAACTAAAACAAAAACTAAAACAAAAAATATAAGAATTTTTAAAAGCAAAAAAAACAAACCCTTCAAACACTACAAAAAATATAGTAAGAAAAATAATAGAGGAGGATTTGTACAAGTACCGCCTCCAACTGTAGTAAATAATGTTCCATATAGTTATACTATAAATAATGAAAACACTACTCGTCAAGTAAGAGGATATTATTCAGGAACCTGGAAAAATAATGAACCTTATGAAAATGGTACGATAACCATTGTTAATAATAATAATGTTCCTATTCGAAGATATACTGGAAATTGGTTATACGGAAAACCAAATGGGTCAGGAACAATGCAATTTGGAAATGGAGATTTATATGAAGGTAATTTTCATGAAGGACGTTTAGAAGGTGAAGGTACTTTTACAAAGGCAAATGGTGAAAAATATATTGGTGGATTCCTCAATGATAAAAACAATGGTTATGGTGAATTCACCTCAGCAAATGGAGATACATACAAAGGTGAATGGAAAGACGGTTCTAAATTTGGAATAGGAACTTATACTTCAAGTAGTAGAATATACACTGGATTATGGAAAGATAATTTACCTTCAGGTGATGGACAAATGAATTTTTTAAAATCAGGAGTAATTATACAAGGCGTTTTTGAATATGAAATTCAAAATGATGGTGAAACAATATTCGTTATAAAAGGAGTTGCATTATATCCGGATGGTTCTAAATTTCAGGGAAAGTTTATTGATTATGAAAAAATAGATGGAAATGTTATTTTTGTTCCGGCAGGAATAACTAATCCTGAGGCTGGAAACCCCGAATTTGATATTAGAGATGGTTTTACTAATGAAAGTTAAGGATACCTTATAAAATAAAATATCATTTGTAATTTATTCTTTTATTTTCCACGCTTCGTTTTTTTTGTACTTTTGCGATTTTTCTTACCCTTTTTTCTTCTTTTTTTGGTAGTTTTACTTCCGGCTTTTTTATTTGATTCATTTAAATCTATACCTACAGAATCATTAAAACCAACGTTACTAGTAATAGTTTCAGTTATTTGGTCATTCATTTTTTCAGTAATATCAATTGGACAAACATAACCTTCTGGCGAGATTTGTATAATATAATCTGTAATTACCTTATTTAATCCACAAACATCAATATCATATTTATATTTCATAAAAACTCTTAGACATAAAATTACATCTACTATTGCATCATGTAGTGCTTCACCTGCAGGATAATAACCAAAATAATGAAAATATGATTCAATTAATTTAGGACTTTTTGGTTTAAAGAATACTTTATCTTCCCCTGTCTTTTTATCTTTATATTTAACCTCCATTAGAAGATTACAAATTTGTGTTGTATCTATCATAGTACAAGCAAAATGTTTGTCGTTCATCATAAATTCCATATATTTCATTAACTCAGGGTTTTTCGAATTATAACGTAATATTTCTGATATAATCATTTTACGATCAAATTGTATATTATGCCCTACTATATATTTTACTTGAGAATTAGAAATATCTCTCAAGAATTCTAATATCACATCTTCTATTGGTGCTTTTTTTCCGGCAGGTAATTTTTCTATGAATTCTTTATTTATATGATGAATTTGAAATGAACTTTCTGTAATAACTACTTCTGCAGGAATATCGACATATTTATTGTATATTTTACTTTCTTCTGGTTTCTCAGTATCATATATAATATAACTCAATTGAATAATACTTGGCCATAAAGGAAGCATCTGTTCCCATAGAGAATTGTCTGCGTTTAGGTCGGAATAATTTAATAATCTAGAATCATTTTTTGCTCTTTCATTCCAATCTTTACCAGGAAGGTATGGAGGTTTATCTGTTGTTTCAGTATCGAAAATGCAAACTTTTACCATATTATATATTAAATGTATTTTAATTAATTTGATATATAAAAAAATTAAAAATTATAATCAATTTTATTTTAGTCAATGTAGAATAAATTTAAGCATATTTTTTACAAATTCCAAAACTTCTTCGGTGCCAAATGGTTATTCCGTGTTCATTAATACCATCTAAATGTCTTTTAGAACCATAACCCTTGTTTTGGTCTATACCATATTTCTCTATTAATTCAGGATTCTGTCTACAAAGTTCTTCAATATATTTATCTCTTTCTACTTTAGCTAATATTGACGCAGCTGCGATTGCAGTATATTTATTATCACCGCCCTCAATACAAGAATAAGGAAGTAAATCTAGTTTATTGCTTATTTTATTAAAATATCCCAATGGATTAAAATAATTACCATCAATCAAGAGATAAAAACGATAATCCTGGTTTTCTTTTTTGACTTCAATCTTCATTTTTTTATTTATTTGGTTTCGTACTTCTAATATAGCTGTATGCATAGCTTTTTGAGTAGCTTGGAGTATGTTAATATGATCAATTGTTTTTTCATCTTCAAAACTTACATACCAAGCAATTGCATTTTGTTTTATATATTCAGCAACTTCTTCAATTTGCTTTTTCGAATGAAATTTTTTACTGTCTTTCATTTTAAAATGATCAAAACTATCATCTTTAGGTAAAATTACGGCTGCGCTATAAACGCGGCCAAATAAAGGTCCTCTACCAGCTTCATCTACTCCTACCTCAAAAATAGTAGTTTCATCAAAATATTTACTATTTAATAATGTTTCATTTCCACGGGTTCTTTTTGATTTAGTTATATTTTTTGGTTTAGTTAATTCATTATCAGTAATATTCATTATGGTATTTGAATTCATTTTATATATAATATATATTTAATATAAATTCAATTCAATTATATTTTATAATTTTTTCACTATATAAATTATACAATGAATAGTGAAAAAGTGATTCTTTTTATTATTTTATTATTAGGATTAATAATAGTATTTTCATTTTTAGGAGAAAGGAATTCTTTATATGAATCTTTTACTGGTAGTTTTTCTGGAAAATTTATGACAAGTGATACAAGCAATAATATAATTGATATTAGTGAAAATATTTTGAAAAATCCTTATCATAGACATCATTATGATAATTATAATCATTTTTCAGGTTCGTCGTCATCATTAACAAATGGTACCATGTTTTATGGATCGAATGGTGGTTCAATTGTTGTGAATACACAGGGAGATGGAACACAAATTTTAAAAGTTAAAATGACATCTGATAGTTTTCCAGTGACATTTACAACAAAAACATTTTCAAATAAATTTTTTGGACCAAAAGATGAGGTTGCTTTTGTTAGATATAACAATGATCAAATCACGATAAAAATCGTGTCATCTTCGGGTAGTAGTGTCTTTACTACCTCAGAATCTCAAACAAACAATCAATCAAAACATTGGATGAATAACCATAACCAAATTAATAAAAATTATACGAAATATAATAATACGCCAAATACATATTATGGAAGTACAGGCGACGTATATAGTGCTTCATCATTTGCCAATAACGCATACACAGGTCCTGATAAACCAATGTATAATAATAGAGGCGACAATAATAGACTTGCCAACAATAGTACAGGCACATACAATAGTTCACTTCCTCCTGGTATCCCAAAAAGTCAAATACCACCTGGTCAAGAAGATTTATATATATTAAAATCTGAAATAGTCCCACCAGTTTGTCCAGTGTGCCCAACATGTCCGTCATATTCAATAAATAATTCTTCAAATCAACAGCAACAACAAACACAACAAAAATGCCCACCTTGTCCGGCATGTGCAAGATGTCCTGAACCTTCTTTTGAGTGTAAAAAAGTCCCTAACTATAGTGCCATAGATAATAATTATTTACCTGTTCCAGTTTTAAATGATTTCTCTACTTTTGGTATGTAATAATATTGATTTACTGATTAACTATTATAAAAATCAATATTATTTATTTCTTCTTGAACTTCTTTTTCTCTTTGTTTTCCGGTTTCTCTTATTCTTTTTAGATTTTCCGAGTTTTCTGAGTTTTCTGATTTTTTTGGATTTTCTACTTCCTCCATCAATTTGTTGTGAATTTACAGCCGAAGCATTTCGAGAGGCTGCATCTATTTCTTCGACTGTACTTTCCATTTCTGGATTATTAAATTGAAGTTCATTTCTTTCACCACTGCTAATAAGTGCCCTTAATTCATTTAATAAACCAGGTGTATTTCTTATCTGTTCGGCAAGATCCTTAGCACCTAAAATTGCACCAGAAATTATTTCTTGATTATTTTCAATTTGTAAAGGTTCCGTTTCATTGCCAATTAACTGAGCAACTCTGTACTCGATTAAACCAGAGACATTATCAATTGCTCTATGAAGTAAATAAGGCGTAGCAACTCCTCCAGCAGTTATAGTTACTAATCCTCCAACGAGTGTTGCAATTGCAGTTGGATCCATCTTTAATGCAAGAGAGATTATTGCCATAATTTTCTGATATTTATTACATACCGGATTGGCCATACCAAGCCAATTTAATGTAACCTCAGAAATATTTGTACATTGACCTTTCCATAACATCATTAAACCGGTTTCTAGTGTGTCTGTCTGTGTAGTACCCATTAAATAGGCTAAAACCAAGGCTAACAACAAATACAAACCAATCATAATTCGTTTTTTAAAATTAGGATCTCCACCTCTCATTTTTCTACGCGATACTTTTTTTTTTCTTCGTCCACCTTCCATTTTATCACTACAATTTTTTAATTCTTTTAAAAATTCTGATCTAAAATCTTCTGGCATCATTTTCATCAAAGCAATATTTATATTTTCATCGAATATTTTCTTGCAAACTTCTTCTTCCATTAAAATTATATATATTATCTAAATATTTTTAATTTTTATTCTCGTGTCTTTATGCATTTTTTATCAATTTTCAAAGACGGTCCTTTTTCATTTTGAGGAACAATATTTATTACACATTTCGATTTTGTCCCGTATAAAGGTTCTGTACAACCTTTTTCTTTGCGTTTTTTAGTTTGATAACGTTTGAATTTAAATATCTTCGGTTTTTCATCTGTACAACGAGCTCTAAAATGTTCATATCTTTCTCTCACATCACAATAAGAAAGATTTGATTTTTTTAGCAACATCTTATTAACTAATTCATGTAAATTATAAACGTATCTAGAAAAAGATTCACGGTTTTTCATGTCGGACATTTTTAAAGGTAATTGTTTGAAATTGGTCTTTAGATTCATCCTGCAGTATTTACATGGCAAAACATACCTTAAATTCAATATAAATTTTCTATAATGTTGTTTATCTTCGGGAGAAGGATACACTGGATAATTAAAACTCATTGTATGCAAGTAATGCCATAACGGTGGACCCCAGACACTTGTTACCATGCCATCCCCTGCATTATAATCTTTTTTTTTAAACACTCGAGTCTTTCGTGTTTTATTTTTTGAACTTTTGTTTTTAATGGTTTTATTCATATATTATATTATATTTACAAAAAAATATAATAAAATAATAATTTAAGAATGCTTAATTTAAACCAAAATATTAATCCAAACAATAAGTATGATTTAACCAAAACAATATTTTTTTATTCTTTTTTTTCTATTGTTTTGATTGTCATTTTTATAATAACGCCACTCAACAATATGTTTTTACTTTCTCCCATAATGAAAATTATTATAGTGATTATTCTTGGATATACATTTTATTTGAACGTAAAACAAATTGATATTTTACGAACCCAAAGTAATAAAAGTAATAATAATGATCCGGATTTTGCTAGTCAAATTAATACTAATATAATAACTGGTTATGTTTTTTCATTATTTATAGGATTATTAATTATATTTATTATTAGGAGACTATTTTAATATTGATAAACTGGGAAATAATATCATTTGAATTTGAATATGTTTTTTTGTTATTTTTAATAGGGACATATACATTAGTTTGGTTAGATTTAGTGAATTCTTTTTTTATATTCATAATTTTTTCAAAATAAATGGTATCGCATGAAAAATCATATTTATTTATTTGAATTAATTCACCATTTATATTTCTAATAAGCATATTATTTATTTATTATTTATTTATAATTTATATAAATAATATTTAATAATCTTTAAACTATCTTTATAGTATCTTTATTATAAATTTTTATTATTCGTTTACAACTAGTTAATTTCTTTTCATATTTATATATGAATAATTTTGTAAATTTCAATAAACCAAACACTTCATTATCCATTCCAAAAAGTTCAAATGGTCTATATTCAAAAATAATGAATGCAGGTGGTAAAATAAGTTCAACAACAATTTTAATTATAGTGGCTATCTTATTATTTATACTTTTAGCCATTTATTATTATTATTATTATGTTTTACCAAAGTTAAAAACATCATATAATGCGAACAGTGAATATAGTAATAAAGATTCCAACGGAGCAAGTGATAAACAGGCTGAAATGCTATTATTTTATGCCGAATGGTGTCCACATTGTAAAACTGCAAAACCTATTTGGGATAGTACCAAAGAACAATATCAAAATAAAACAATAAATGGTTATCATGTTATTTTTACAGAAGTAAATTGTACAACAGAAAGTGCTGAAACAGAACAAATGATGAATAAATATAATATTGAAGGTTTTCCAACTATTAAACTATTAAAGGATGGACAAATTATTGAGTTTGATGCAAAACCAACGAGAGAAACATTGAATGAATTTTTAAACACTGTTCTTTAAATATTCCAAGAATTATATATTATATAATTATATAATATAATGAATAGTGAAATAATAAATTATTGCAAAAATGAAGATAATAAAACTAGAATAAATTATAGACTACGAACACTAATTACAAATCAAATGTATAAGATAAATGAGGAAACAAAAGGAAAAATATATGATATTTTACAATTTTTAGATGATAATACTTGTAGAGAATTATTAGAAAAAAATATAAATTTTAAAAAAATTTATGATTTATTTTCACAAATTTTAGAAGAAAGTAATATTGACGAAGATACTGTTATTTCTAGTAAGAGAAATAGAGTAGACGATTTTGATTTAAATGCCTCTTTTAATAATTTAGGATTACGTGGTGAAAATACAACAACGTTAATCGATAAAATAAATGAATTACACAAATTTTTATTTCCTTCTTCGTCATTAGAAGATTCTTTCAAAAAAATGAAATTAGGTGGTCGTGTTCGTTCTATTAAAAAAAATAAGAAAAATAAGAAAAAAACATTAAAAAGAAAAAATATTAAAAAGAAAAAGAAATAGAAGAAAAATGTATACAAATAGATAAATTTATGGGTTACATACAAAATCCTCTTTAAATTTTTCAATAAAAATATTGGATGCAATTGCGCCTTTTTCATATAATTCTTTTCTAATTTCTATGGAATTTACACTGGAACGTAAATATTTTAAACTCAAATAATTAACATCACATATTACTTCATATTTAATAGTTGGAACAATAATATTTGAACTCAAACTGTAAAACATTTTAAAAAAAAAACATAAAATAAAGTCCAATAAGTTAGAATCGGAATCAACATGATTTTTTTGAGTAGAATCATATTGATTACAAAAACCAAGTATTTCATTTTCATTCCTACCTTGATCAATGCAATATTTTAATGGATAATTTACACAAACACCGCCATCAATATAACATTTATTTTCTTTTATGACTGGAGATAATAATATTGGTATAGCACATGACATTAAAATTGCATCAAGTAATTCCAAATCTGGATGAGTCAAATAAGAGATGTCTTCTGTAATAAATTGATTAATTTCAAAAGTATAAAAATGCAATTCTATTTTTGAGTATTCATAAAAGTCTCTTAAATTTATGTTTAAGGGTAAATCTTTTGCAGATAATAAAGGTTTGAAAATTTTTTCAACTATTTTTTTGCCATAAATGCCGCGATTTTTATAAGCGTCAAAAATATAATTAATTTTCATATGAAATAATTCTTGCCAAGGACGTTTAATAACATAATCATTAATTATGTCCCAGTCTTCAAATTTTAAACCTAGGAGTGTTCCAACTATCGCACCGGCCGAAGTTCCATATATAGATTCTATTTTTGTAAGGTCAATAATATTATGTTTATTCAAATTTTGAATACCTGATAAATATTGTAAAAGTGATGGTCCACCACCAGAAATAACAAGATGTTTAATTGTCATTTATAATTTATTTTTAAATTAATAATATTTATTAACGTTATTTTAATAAGTTTTTTTCTTATTATCTTTTAAATGGCCAGCATATTTACTTTGGAAAATATAGAAGATTTTTCAGAAAAACTAAATATAGATGATTTATATGAAAAAAAACGACAACACGATTTAAGTAAATTATCACTTTATAATAAAATATTAAATCGTATTCATGTTAGAATAAAAACAACATCCAGACAAAAAACAGATGAACAGTTTTGTTGGTATGTTGTCCCTGAACTAATAATAGGTGTACCAAAGTATGATCAAGGGTCGTGTATTGCTTATTTAGTCGATAAATTAAAAAGCAATGGGTTTAATGTGCGTTATATACATCCAAATACATTATTTATATCTTGGTTACATTGGGTTCCATCCTATGTTAGAACAGAGTTAAAAAAGAAAACTGGTATAATAATAAATGAATATGGTCAAAAGGTTAACGATGATGATGATGATAATAATGATAATAAACCATCAAATTTATTGGATAATAATTTTAATTTAATTACTAAGGAACAAAATATGACAGATCTTAATAAACCAAAGAAAACATATACATCCATAAAATCTTATAAACCATCAGGAAACTTAATTTATGATGATGAATTGTTAAATAAAATTGAAGATAAATTTATATAATTAAAGTGTTATAGAGAGAAAAAAAATTAAAAAATTATAATACGATAAATAAAATAAATAAAATAAATAAATATATTATGAAAAGTAAAAAAAATAAAATTAAACATAATAAAACACAAAAAAAACATAAAGTTATATGCAATCAATTAATTCCAATTGAAAATGATATTGAAGAAAAATTTAAAAAAGATTTCAAAAATTCATCATTAGGAAAAAACTTTAATTTAGAAGAGTATCTACTAAAACTGTTACATGATTTTAATAAAAAATATAAAATAAGACCACAAGATGATTTTTATTCATATATAAATGAAGAATGGTTGCAAACTTATAAACCATCAAAAAAACATGAATATATAATTAAACTTGACGACTTTCGTTTAATTCAAGATAAGGTTTATAGAAATTTAGAGATATTAATTGAAGATTATGTAAAAGAACATAAAGACAGCAAATCACCATTTAATATTTCATTTATTAATTTTTATAAATCATGTTTACTCCACTATAAGAATTCACGCGGTGATGCTACAATTATTAAACGCGCAAGTGAAACTTTACAAGTTATTGACGAATTAATCAGTAACAATGATATGTTAAAATTATTAGCTTGGATTAATTCAAATGAAATAATTTCATGGGGTTCTCCCTTAATATGGGGTATCAAAGCATATAGTAAGAATCCTTCTGTTTATAGATCATATATAACAGGACCTACACTAACAATTAGAGATGTATCTGTTTATTTTGATGACGGTACAAATGTTAAATATAAAAAAATATATAAAAACGAATACTTGAAATTTTTAAATAAGTTATTTGAATATTTTTTTGGTAAAGACCATAATTTTAATGTAGAGGACGTGTTTTCTGTTGAAAAAGAAATAGCCAATGCGTTTGCTTGTCAAAAGTTTAAAACAGGTATAAAAGATCAATTTTTTAAAGTAACTGCCGAAGAATCACTTGAAAAATATAATTTTGATTGGAGTACTTATGCTAAATACCTAGGTTTTAAAAGAACTCCTGAATTTTATTGTGCTGCCGATATAAATTATTTGACTTGTATAGTTAAAATTCTTTCAAAAGAATGGAATACACTTAAATGGAGAACATATTGGATTTATATTTATATAAGAAATTTAGCTAGATTTAATAATGAGTCATCTGCTTTATACTATAATTTTAACGCAGTTTTTCAAAAAGGTTCACCAAATAGACTAGGTTTTGATTTATTTATTATTTTTCCATTAGGATATGCTTTTAATTCATTTTTATCAACTTTATATATTAAAAATTATACCAATGAAGAATACATAAATTATGTTAAAACTTTAGGAGAAGATCTTAAAAAAGTGTATTACAGAATATTAAAAAGAAATGAATGGTTATCTCCTCTAACAAAGAAAAAAGCAATTCAAAAACTTTATAAAATTAAAATAATAGTTGGAGAACCAAAAAATTTAGACCCTGACCCCATTTTAGATTATGATGAAAAATATCTTTGGTTAAATTTAGTTAAAATAAGTGAATGGCGTCATAAAAGAGCAGTTGAATTAGAGGGTAAAACCTATATAGAATTACCTGTTGTTGATTGGTCGCAAGCCCCACCAGAATTTGTTACAAATCAAACATATATAGTAAATGCCAGTTATACACCTTCCAATAACAGTATTTACATTCCATTGGGATATATTCAAAAACCATTTATTGATCTGGATCAACGAACTATTGAATACAATTTAGCCTATATAGGATTTACAATAGCACATGAACTTGGTCACGCTTTAGATGATTGGGGAAGTCACTATGATGCCAATGGAATATTGAATGAATGGTGGACAGAAAAGGACAAAAAAACATATGGTTATATACAAAAAGATATTGTAAAACAATTACAGACATTTGCTTCGTATGACGGTGTTAAATATGATGGTTGGTTGAATATTAATGAACTTATTGCTGATATAGTAGGTTTTACTATTTGTCGTGAATATTTAAGAGACTACTTATATACAAATAAAGTGGTATTACCAGCAACTATATTATCTTTAAAATTATTTTACGCATATATAGCTTTACAACATAGACAAAAAATAAGCAAAACATCTGTTATTAACGAGGTATTAACAAACCCACATCCTTTAGCCAAATATAGAACAAATCTCATTCTTTCACGTTCTAAAGTATTTAGGGAATTATATGATATTAAAAAGGGTGATAAAATGTGGTGGCCTTCAACTAATAGAGTATGGGAAAAATAAATAATTTTTAATCTTTAATTTTTTTTAATATTTTAAAATAAATATTTAGCATTTTTCTCTATAAAAATTTTTTTTTATTTCATATATATATAAATGTCTCGTACACATCGTCGTCGTTCAATGTCTCGTGGTCGTGGTCGTGGTCGTTCGGCTGCTCGTGGTCGCGCTCGCGCTGCTGCCAGAGGTGCCTCAGCTGCTGCTAGTCGCGCTGCCTCAGCTGCAAGAGGTGCCTCAGCTGCTGCCAGTCGCGCTGCCTCAGCTGCCAGAGGAGCCTCAGCCTCAAGATCTGCTTCAGCCTCAAAATCTGCCTCGGCTGCTGCTGCCAGGGCTGCTGCTGCCAGTCGCGCGGCTGCTGCTGCTGCTGCCCGCGCGGCTGCTGCTTCAAGAACTCGCGCTTAAATTTTTTTGAATTTAAACCTTTAAAATGTAAAAGTGTGATTTTATAAATACTAAAATTAATTATTTTAATATTTATTTATAATATGACTAACACCAGAAAAAATTATTATAATAGAAAAAAAAAATCAAATAGGAAAATTAAAAATAAGAAAAATAATAAAAATAAAAAAACTAAGAATAGTAAAACAAAAAGGTTACGAAAATCTCTTATTAAAAGGAAAAATATGAATCATGTAGATAGAGCACAAAAAAAACAAGATGTATTATCTAGTTATAAATTATTTATTTATGATTAAAAAAAATGAAATATATTTATTTATATTCTAAAAAATATAAATAAAAACACGCATCATGGAATTATTATATTTAGAATTATTCTTAATTATACTACTCACATTAATAGCAGTGCCAAGTTTTCATCAAATATTATTAGTTATTTTGAACACTTGCGTTTAAGCGCGTCTGTTTGTTCTCTTGCGGCAATATCTACGTTTGGTTCCTCTGGTCATTTTACATCCATACTTCTTTCTGCAACCAGTCTTACTTCTATTACGGCAAGGTGATCTTTTACAGCGAGAACGATATAGTTTAAGTTTTCTAGTTTTACTACGAGTAACAGCCATTTATTTTTATAATATATATAAATATAAAAATATATAAATTATTGAATTGGCTAAATATTTGTGATTACACTGACCATTAAAACATTTTTTGTGTTTGTGATGGCATTGGTTGCAATGGTACTTGTTGTGATGGCATTGGTTGTGATATGATTTGTTGAGGTTGCACTATTGGTTGTGATATAATTGGTTGAGGTTGCACTATTGGTTGAGGTTGCACTATTGGTTGTGCTAAATTATTCGTATTATTTACCACCTTCATATTTGTTTCTGTAACTATATTTGTTGCCTTTTTTTCTAAATTGTCTATTTGTTTTTTTGTAGTTTCTAAAATTTTACTCTCGACAATTGCTTCATAAAGTTTTATGCCATTTACATAATCCAATTCGCATTTAACATATAATTCAAGTATGATTTTTCTTGTTTTTTCTACTATTTTTTGCAAATATTCTTCTGTCAAATTTGGATTCACTCTGATTTTTTTTTTATCACTATATGGGTCATCTACAAATACAAATAAATCATTTATTACACTCAACAATTTATTTTGATTATCTGATGCATTTTGAATCATATCTTTTATATTTTTTGCATACTCAACAAATAATTTATCGTTTTCAGATAAAATATAATTTTGTTTGAATGCTGGGTTTTGACCTTGACAAGCATTTTCACTATTATAATTTCTCAATTTAATATCGCTAAACTTTTGAATTTCGGGAGGCATATTTTCATTTCCGGTAAATGCAGTATAAAATGTTTTTAAATCTTTTTGAAATTGTCCTTTTGTCGAGTCTGACATTCCAATAAATAATCCAGTTGAATAATCATATTTATCATCTAAGTACAATTGCATTAACTCGTTTATTCCTGGTTCATCGCTTAAACTTTTAACATTTCCATTTTTATCCATATTAAAATCACATATTTTAGGATGTAAATTAATTTCTTTGGTATTTTCATCAATATCCAAATTTCGCAAATTTCGTACTCGATTATCGCAAATATTTAATTTATATAACTTTTTTTTAATGCCCTTAGGTATTTTGTCTTTTTGCAATAATGTTTTTTTTACACTAACCCCATTTTCTTTATAAACATAAACAGGGTTAATGGTTTTTACAATAGCTGCAAAAACATGTGCTATTTTAACATAAAATTTAGCAATACCGATGCAAATACGTTTTTTTCTAATTGATTTTTGTGCATCATTTTTTACATCTAAACTTTCTAATTGATCTTTATTAACAAAAATTTCATTTTCTTTGGCTAATTTATTAACTTCTTCTCCTTTTTCAACTCTTTGGGCTAAATAAGTAATTTCTAAATCATTAAAATAGTTTTTGATAATATCAGAAGTAATTATTACCAGTTTGTCACAATATTCTTTATCGGATAATTTAGAGAGACTTTTGAAATCCATAGTTAAAATATAATACGTGGCTATTGTATCAATTACTTGATAAAAATTTGAAAATTCTTTGCTTGCATTATTTGGCACTTTATTTTTTGAATTATTGACTGAAGATATATTTCCCATATATCATAATTATATAAAATAAAATTGAATTAAAAATATATTACATAATGAAAAGAAAGAAATTATATGAGTAAGGAAAAAACTAATAGTAAAAGTAAAAGAAAAAAAATTAATAATATTGATAAAAAGAATTTATGGAATATATTTGATTCTGAAATTAAAAACAATTCCGATTTATCAGAAAATAAAACTCCTTTAGAATGTATTTATAGAGAATCCGGTACTCGAGATTTTTGTGATTATTGTGAGACTATTTTAGCCTTTTCAGATGAAGGATTTTTATCATGTACAAATAAAACTTGTGGTATTATTTACAAGGATATTGTTGACCATTCTGCAGAATGGAGATATTATGGTGCCGATGATAATCAAAATTCTGACCCTACTAGATGTGGTATGCCTATTAATCCTCTATTAAAAGAGTCTTCTTATGGTTGTAAAGTATTATGTATGGGAGGGATGAGTTATGAGATGCGAAAAATTAAACGATATACAGAATGGCAGTCGATGCCGTATAAAGAAAAATCACAGTATGATGAATTTCAATTAATTACAATTATGGCCCAAAATGCTGGTATTCCTAAAATGATAATTGATGACGCTATAAGATATCATAAAAAAATATCGGAATTTGAATTAACTTTTAGAGGCGATAATAGAGATGGAATACTGGCCGCGTCAATCTATATTTCTTGTAGAATCAATAATTTTCCTAGAACTGCTAAAGAAATTGCCAATATATTTCATTTAGATGTAACAAGTGCGACAAAAGGTTGTAAAAATGCTTTATCTATTATAAATAATATTGAAAAAGATATGGATAATAAAGAGAAAACAAATTTCGGGAAAACAACACCTGAATCTTTCATTGAGCGATTTTGTAGTAAATTAAATATTAACAATGAATTAACAAAATTATGTCAATTCATTTCAATGAAAATTGAAAAAGCAAATATTATGCCCGAAAATACGCCACATTCTATTGCTGCTGGAATAGTTTATTTCATTTCTCAGTACTGTAAATTAAATATAAGCAAACGAGATGTCAAAGTAATTAGTGAAATTAGTGAAGTTACTATTAACAAATGTTATAAAAAACTAGAAAAAATAAAAGACCAATTAATTCCCGAGGTAATTATTAAAAAATACTCATAAATCAAGTTTTAGTTAAAATGTTCAAGGGTCTATATAAATTTTAGCAATCGTGTAATTTAAGAAAAAAAAATATACAATTTAATAAATGACTGAAAACAACGACAAAATAACGATACCAAAAAGAGTTTTTATTGTACCTTATAGGAATCGTATACAACATAAATTTTTTTTTACTAAATACATGAGTTTTATTTTAGAAGATAAAAAGGATTATGAGATTTATTTCTCTCATCAATGTGATGCTAGAACATTTAATAGAGGTGCTGTTAAAAATATTGGTTTTATTGCTATTAAAAATAAATACCCAGAGCACTATAAAAATATTACATTTATTTTTAATGATATTGATACTATACCATTTCATAAAATTTTTGATTATGAAACCACTCTGGGAACAGTAAAGCATTATTATGGTTTTAAATATGCTTTAGGAGGTATAGTAGTTATGAAAGGTGCTGATTTTGAAAAAATCAATGGATTTCCGTGTTATTGGGGTTGGGGCATGGAAGACAATGCATTACAAAAAAGATGTGAAAGAAATAAATTAACAATTGATAGAAGTAATTTTTATGAAATAGGTAACCCACAAATAATCCAATTATTCGATGGAATATCCAGAATCATAAGTAAAAAAGACCCATGGCGAAGTGAAAATGATAATGGTTTTGATGGATTAAGAACAATATCTAGACTGCAATATGTTATTGATTCTACATCAGATAATCCAAATGACAATATATATAACTTGGAGGACCCTCGATTATTCTTTATAAATATTAAAACTTTTTTAACTTATTTACCATATGAAGGAGATGAATATTTTAATTATGATTTGAGAGAACCTAAAAGGAAAATTATTCGTCCAGATAAAATTAAACAAACGAAACAAGTTGTAGGTACAACAGATGATTGGTCTAATATTCCATATTATCCTACGTCAAAAGAGAGAAGAGAACAAACAGCAGTTTATTTACTTAAAACGGGTAAACAGGTTCCTGTTAATTTATTAAAACAAATTCAACAAGATAAAGAAGATACTATTAAAAAAGACATATTTAATGTAAATAATAATAATAATAATAATAATAATAATAATAATCAATATAATATTACAAATACCGCAAATGATTTCATATCAAATATTCCTTTAATAAATTGCCAACATCCACCACATCCACCACATCCACAACAACCACCGGCAGAATATTCACAAAATAGGACTATTCCAACAAATCAACCAAGACCGCATATTTATTCACAAGAATATGCTAGATTTATTAATTCAAGACAACGAGCAGCACCTAGTGCAAGAATAAAATTAGGAGGTGCTTATTAAATTACTTCACATATAAAAAATTTGAATAAATTTAATTTAATTTATTAAATGTTAAAAAAATATAAAATCAAAATTTGTATAACTAATATTATTCATGGAATCAATTAAAGATATAGATCATGCATTTTATATAAATTTAGACTCTAGACCAGATAGAAAAAGTCATGTAGAAAAACAAATGAAACTTTTGGAAATAAATATAGAAAGGTTCAACGCTATTAAATTGACAAACGGTGCAATTGGTTGCAGTATGAGTCATTTAAAATGTATTGAAATTGCAAAAAAAAATAATTGGGAACACATAATGATTGTTGAAGATGATATACTTTTTTTAAATCCGGAATTATTTAAGAATCAATTAAATAAGTTTTTAAAAAATCATAAAGATTTTGATGTATTATTACTTGGAGGAAATAACGTTCCTCCGTATCAAAAAATAGATGACTCGTGTGTAAAAGTATATCGTTGTCAAACAACGACAGGTTATATAGTTAAAAAGCACTATTATGATACTCTAATAAATAATATAAGAGAAGGAATCAATTTATTAATGAAGTCACCAGAAAAACACATAATATATGCTGTTGATAAATATTGGTTCAAACTGCAAGAAAAAGATAACTGGTATTTAATTACACCTTTAACAGTTACACAGAGACAAGATTACAGTGATATTGAAAAGCGTCCAACCAATTATACTAAAGCAATGATTGATTTAGATAAAGAATGGATGTTTAAACAAAAACAACCATCTTATAATGTAATACCCAATATTAATTTGATGAATTTAAATTTAAAAAAAATTGATTAATACTTGTCAATATTTTAAAACCATATAACACAATATATAATACATACAAAATGAGAACATATACACGAGGACCTGTGTTTGTAACTGAAAAAATTATTACAAAAAATGACATTATTGCTATGTGTAAATTGTTAAATAGTAAGGACGAATATACTAACTTATGTGAATTTGAACCAGAACCTATTTGCGAAGGAGGAATATTGTTTAAATTTAAAGAAAATGTTGATAATAAATGGTATAAAACAGTAAGATTGTGTGTAGATTGGGGAGAAAGTAGAGGAAAATGGGATTGGATAAATCAAAACGTTATGTCTGAGTGGTCTGGAAATGATGATATTATATTTAATAAAAATAATAAATTTGCTGTATTTTTGAAAAGTTTTAATGGTGCACCATTGTTTACAATTGACGAATTAAAAATATGGGAAGATTGTTTTAATCAAATAGGCGTTATAAGAGTTGGTAAATATCCTAGTAAAGAAAGTTTGATAAGTAAAGAGTAAGCAATTGAATCATATTTGCTTTGGATAATCTTCATAATCTTGAAAATACTTATCCGTTTTTATATCCAACATATCCATCTTTAATTTTTCAAATAAATTAAAACCAATAGCATAGTCTTCTAAGAACTCATTGACTATTCTATTTTTTCTTAAAATTAAATCTATTACAGCTATATTTGAGAGAAAATAAAACCTACCACTACAATATTTAGTTGGATAAACAGGAAGATGTTTTGGTAATTCTGGATGAATCCTATGATATTGTGATAGGTATGCAAAAGGTACATCTACTACATTGCCACCGTAATGTATTGGATATGCATTGTCTCTTGATAAAAGATTAATTAATGTATCCAAAAATGTTGGTTTTATTAAATTTTGATCATCGTCTGTTTTAAAAATATATTTGTAATTAAATGTTTCATTTATTGCTTGGTATGCAGCAATTACTTTTTTTGGAAGTGAATTATAATCGTCAGGAGTTTTTACCCATAATATTCTCTCGTCATTATCAAATATAAATTCTTTTTCAAGTAAATTATTACCAATTACATGATAATATATCAAATTAGACGTAAGATTTTTCAACCAAGTATTTTTTTGATGTTCTGCTTTATATCGATAATTTTGACAATTCATTATAAGTAGAATAAAATTTTGTTGAATTTTCATATCTATGTAATTATTTAAAAATCGTTTTACACCCTTGAAGATTTAAAATGGGACAACTTTAAGTTGTTTCAAAATAAATAATTCAAGGTTTGCCCTTCACAGAGCGTGTAAATTTTGGTTTTACTGGTTCGTCTAAACCAGTTGATAAATTCTTGCTTCTTGATAAATAATTCGGTCTTTCTTTGTTATTTATCGCATTATAAGCAATCTTATAAATATTTGTAGCACCATTCACATCTCTATTCCAATAACCGCATCCGTTTTTACAACAAATCAGTCCATGGACGATAATGTTTCCAGTTCTGTATGGTTTTGGATTTTTCCTAACCATCGTCTTTTTACAAATACCTATTTCACAATTAGAACACATACAACTCGTTCTAAATTCATCTACCAAATAAGTTTGAAATCCTGCTTTTCTAAAAAGTGTTCGCATTCCTTTACCTTTGGTTGCTTCTTTGAATTTCATGTGTTGCTTTTGTTCGTAATCGCCAAAACAAACAACGACCTCTTTTTCATTACCAAATATTTTCTTAAATCGGTTAATCATTTTTTGTTCGCTTTTCTTGGTATTTCTATAACTTTGTAAGCGTAATTTTCTAAAAATATAGGTTTCATAAAACTTGTATAATACGTTATTTATTTCACTCTTCTTTTGGATATATTCTTTGAATTTTTGAATGTTAAGTGATTTTCTATTTAACTTTGATAATTCAGTTTCCCATTCTATAATCGTTTTACCATTTATTTTTTCTTTTTTCAGTTCCAATTGAATTTTTGAATACTTCTTTTTCTTGGTTTCTTTTCTTCGTTGGTCTTGTGAATAACGAAACTTATTTGCTTCTTTTTTATCATCATCTACGCAATAAATTAAATCACATTTTCCAGGATCTATTGCTACAATCTTTTTATTTTGTAATTGTGAATATTCTGTTAATTCATCAATATAAGTTTCGGTTGATAAACCTTTTTTCATCATAGGTAATTTCTTCCCAATTAAATCTTTACGCAATAATAGCAAAGAACAACTAACGCCATCCGTTTCTATCATATGGTGAAATTCATAATATTTTTTATGAAACATTTTTCTTTCAGTTCTAAAAAAGAATTCCCATATTTTATCTTCTTTGCGTTTTAGATTTCCTTTTGTTAAAAAATCACTTTTATTTCCTTGTTTCTTTGTCATAAGCAAATGAACTAATGTTGTTGTATCTAATCTTATATGTTTTGGTATAACTTCACTTCTCATAGGAAATACATTACTAATTGTTTGTTCTTCTTTTTCAACTTGTTTCATCATAAAAATCATACAACCAAAATAATCAAATGGACTACACATTAAATCATAAACAATATTATTCTTTTTGTAAGTTGTTTTATTTGGTGTAATCATTTGTTTTTGTCGGTTAATCCATGTATGATACATAGAATGAGATTTGTAATTTGTACTTTCAATATTCAACAAATCTGTTTTAATTTTGCGTAATTGATTACATAAATTATTAACTCGTTGTTCCTTTTCTTTTTGTGTAATATTGAGTTTCCTAATTTTACTTACAATAAATTTCTTTTTCCAAACCACATTCACATATCGTTCAACATATTCTACATAATGGAATTTAATATTATTCTCATACATTGTAAGAATATCAATTGTAAGATAATCCAAAATGGTGTTCATATGAGTATAATCCAATTCTTCATTTTGAATAAGTGGTTGAAAATCTGTTTTGTAAAATGTGGAGAGTTTTTCTTTGAGTTCTTTAATTTCTTGTTTTGGAGGTCTTCCACTTGATTTTTCATTACATAAAATTTTCATACAAGAATTAATGAATTCATCATTAATAATTGGAAGTGAATTATCCTTCTCATAATGGTCTAATAAAAAAAGTTTCGTAAACATTAATGTTTGAATAACAATTTTATTACACTTAATAACAGCATTTGTAATTTTTGGTAAATTTACATCAGGATGTTTCAATACACTTTTTAAGGAAATCTTAATTCCTTTGAAAAAGTCGTCAGGCGGTTTTTCTTTTATAGACATTCTATATTATTCCTAAAGATTTTATTTTAAGTCGTTTTCGCTAAATTAAATATTTTATATAAAATTGAAATAATATAAACATATTTTTGTTATAATACATAACTATATACAAAATGACTAAACCATTTATTGAAAATGAAAGTTATAAGCATAAGATGGCAAAAGAACTATTGAAAAAATGGTTTGAAGAAACTGAAAAGGATGACTATATGCGTATTGGTGATATAGGTTTCAGGTCAAACCGAACATCTGGGATATTTCTAGAATATCCTATATGTACTAATATTACAACAACTGAAATTGAACCAGAATTTTATATAATTCAAAAAATTATGGAAAAAGGTCATAGTTTTATTGATGCAGTTAAACTACATCACACAAATAAATCATGGCCTAAATTTACTAGTTGTGATATTTGTCAAGGAGATTATGATGTTATATGTCAATGTAATATAAATCCTATTTATCCTACTTACGAAGAATTTTATAAGACTACGCATTGTACACATACATACAAAACTAGTTGGGAAAGAAATTGGGATGAAATAGAAGGAGGGTGGAATGAATATGTCCCCACTTTTGATGAATGCGTTAATATATACAACTCTTATCCTGTTGCTATAATTGATATTGTATGTAGTCATAAAGGTATGCCTAGCATCGGTATTGAAATTTGCCATAAAAATCCGGTTTCACAAGAAAAAATAAATAAATTAAAAGAACTTGGCGTTCATTCTTTAATTGAAATAGATGCTGAATGGATTTTACAACAAAGAAAACGTCCATCTGAACTAAAATATACAACGTTAATTTAATTTAGTGAAACTATATTTCTGTGTTCTAATATGATTTCCATCTTCCGTGAAATGATAATCTAAACTAACCATTTTATATTTTGATTTAATTAAATGCTTTATTATTGACAACCATGGTCTTTTTCTTTTACTTGGTTCGCCAACTGCTTTCATATTGTTAAATGAAAACCATTTTCTTATTTCAGGTATTAACTCCAATATTTTATTTTGAATTTCGTCATTTTTGTCTAATTCATAAAGCGTATATTCTGTTTTATTTTCCAAATCCAAAATCTTTACAATCTTATCAATTATTTCTTCTTGTTCTTTTTTGTATAATTCACTTTTCAATCTCATATTCACTATATACTTAAACTATGTAAATTTTAAGTATATTATTTATAATTTTTTAATTTTCTTCTTTGTGTTGATTGTTTTCTTTTTATTTCCATACCTTCCTTCAAGTTATAAGCATATTCAAAATAATTCTTATAATTTTCAGGTTTTACCTTTCCAATTGCTTTATTTACATTATTTTCTAATTGTTGGTAATTTTCAACATTTTTATCTTTTTTCAAAATATTTTTTATTTGATTAAAATATGCTTCTATTGGTAAATTGCTACGAGGTGTATAAGGGACAGCAAATAAATATTTATTTCCACTTTTTGTAATAGCATTTTTTATTAATTCGTTATTATGACTTCCAGCATTATCTAATATAATAAGATGGTCTTTATAATTTGGAAATATATGCTTCTCTAAAAATTCTAATAATCTTTCCTTTGTCATGCCTCCTTTTTCATACATTTCTTTACCCACACACTTTGAATTATTGATTGCTACTAATAATGTAAATTTACGGAATACAAATTGATTAGATGTTTTTATTATACAACGCTTACCTAAATTACATCTGCTATAAGTTGGTTTCAACGCAGAACCTACGCTTGTTTCATCTAAACAAATAATTTTATTGATTGGGAATTTACGAACTTCTGTGAAAAAATTATTCATTTCAGTTGCTTTATCAATAGGTTTCTTGTATCTTTCTTTTGGGAAATGCTCGTGTCTTGTTCTTTTTCTTGTCTTATTATTATCTCTAATAATCTGTCCTAAATGTTGAGGAGTAATATCAAAAGTTGGGTATTTCTTTTTCATATCAATAACCAATTCATTCATAGTAAATTGTTCGTTATTTTTTAGTAATTCTAACGCACTTTTCACTTGTGGTTTTGTAATTTTGTAGGATACCGATTTTCTGTTTCTTCTTGTAATATTTTTAGTGGTTTTGTATCTATGTATCCATCTTTGTAATGTAGATTTTTTACAATTAAAAATTTTACAGGTTTTTCTAATATTATCTTTATTTTTAAGGTAATATTTAACAGCAGAAATTTTATAATCTTCGCTTTTATGTGTCATTTCTATAATAAAATTAGAAAAAACTTACTCATAATTTGTCCCATTTTAAATCTTCAAGGGTTTAAACCCTTCAACTATGTAAATAATTATATACAAAATTAGAATTTATATATAATTTATATATAATTATTATAATATAAAAAGTTGTTTATTCTTATAATAATAGTAATATGCATAATAATATAACATACGTTTATTTTAATGGATGGTTTAGTGGTTTTTTTGATAAAGAAAACCCTGGACTACATGTAGAATTTTTTATAGAACTATTCAAAAAAGTGTATAATACTACTATTGAAATAGGAACAATTGAAAATAGTGATATACTTTGTGAGTTTGATATGTTAATTGATAGTGAATCCTGTGTAAAGTTAAAAAATTGGAAACATACATTTTTATTTTCTGGTGAATCAAAATTACAATGCAATAAAAAAGACTATTCTTGTGTATTGTGGGGAGAAAAAAACCATAAAAATGTTATTAACGTGCCATTATTCATACCCTATATTTATACGAATCATTTTTTAAATAAACTTGAAAATGTAGAAGATACCACAAATTATCCAGAGAAAGATGTGTGTGTAATTATTTCTAATAGTAATGGGTTTATCAGAAATAAGTTTATAGAAAAATTAGAAAAATATATGAAAATCGATTACTTAGGAAATTTTAAGAATAATATTACGGATATATTAAATATAAAATATAATAGTATCGAATTTATTAATTATTTAACCCAATATAAATTTGTTATATCAATGGAAATTAATAGAGAAGAAACATATATTACTGAAAAAATAATACATGGATTACTAGGCAAAATAGTTCCTATTTATTGGGGTTCTAAAAATATTCACGATTATATTAATAAAGAGAGAATTTTGGCACTTTTAGATGATAACAATGATGAAGAAATGGATAATATTATTAAAAAATTATTACAACTAAAAAATAATAAGAAGGGTTGGTTGAATATTGTGAATAAATCTGTATTTCCAAATGGAAAATTACAAAGAACTATTGATCAAATTGTATGTGATATTCAAAACTTATTATTTGATAAACCTTACAATTTAATAAAGAAAATTTACACCATTTCTTCACCTGAATTTGAAGTAGAACGATATAACAGATTAAATGTAATGTTTTCAAATTTAGGTTTAGAACAATATAATTTAGAGTTTATTTGTCCGACTTATAAACAAACGATAACACCTGATATAATTAGTAAATATGTAACAAATGATGACATTATGAAAATTTATAGATCATGTAAAATGAAATGTTCCGAGATATCTCTAATGTTAAATTATAAAGTTATACTAGAACATATTCACAAAAATTATTCCGATGGTTTATTTTTGATATTTGAAAGTGATGTATTAGTAAAATATGATAAAATAAACGAATTTAATAATTTTATAAATGACATGGACGAAAAGAAAGAACATTGGGATTTGATACATATAGGAAGTGATGTTGATGATACTTATCAAAATTATATGCAAAAACCATACTGTGATTGCAATTTGCCTTTTAGGAATTATTCGTATTTATCGCATTTGCCACAAGAATTTGTAAAAGAAGACCTTTCAGACGAAAAAAATAAATATCGTTTAGTTAGAAAATTTCATACGCGCTGCACTGACTCTTTTTTATGGAATTATAGTGGAGTTTGTAAATTTTTAAATTATATGAACGTGAACCCTAATTATAATATGCCATTTGATTATTATTTGATTCAATATTTAGAAAATAATACAGATTTTAAACTCTATTGGTCGTTTGATACTTTTTTTATACAAGGAACAAACCATGGGTTTATGCCTTCCACAATTCAAAATGATACTACTTAGTGAATAATATAAGCAAATATAAAACAATATATATTATATAATTATATAAATATATATATTGTTTATAAGAGTATAAATACAGATTATAAATTATATATAATGAAAATTTTATTTGTAAATAATTGGATGCATCGTAAAAATGAACATGCGTTAATGTCATATAAAAATATTCAATTTACAACAATTAAACATGTTCATGAACTTGATAATTATAATCTGTGTGATTTTGATTGTGTTTATAGTCCATGTTTGGAAATAGATGTATCAAAGTACCCTAATACCAAATTTATATTTGGTCCACATTTCAGTGTTTTTCCTCAAGAAAGATTAAAAATAACAAAAGGAAATAATTCTGTATACATACAACCAGGAGAATGGGTAAAACAAGATTGGTCTAATAATATACAATATAAATATATTACGAATGATTTAATAATTAAAACATTGCCTTTTGGAGTTGATACTAATAAATATAATAAAATTAAACCTCTTATCGAAAGACAACAAGTTTTTATTTATTTCAAACAAAGAAATCCTAGTGAATTGGAAATAATTAAAAATTATTTAGACAAAAAAAATATTATTTATAAAATATTTAATTATAACGAAAGTTATGAAGAGAATGATTATTTAAATTATTTGCATAATTCTAGTTATGGAATATGGGTTGGACGTCATGAAAGTCAAGGTTTTGCTTTACAAGAAGCGTTGACTTGTGATGTCCCTTTATTAGTTTGGAATGTAAAATCAATGAATCAAGAATATAAAACTAATTATGATGATATTCCAGCGTCAACTATTCCTTATTGGGATGAACGATGTGGAGAATATTTTACCAATATTGACGATTTAGATGAATTACATAATAAATTATTAAATAATATTCATAATTATAAACCGCGCGAATTTATTTTAGAAAATTTATCGACGGAAGTATGCGAAAATAAATTATTTGATTTAATAAATAATATTAATATTTAAATATATATTTACTACTATTTTATTGATATGACTACTATCACATTTTCAAGTTGTTTTTATATTATTAAATCTAAGTTTGAACCTGATGTTTATATAAATTGGATGAATAATTTTATTTCAATAGTCAATAATTTTAATTTGGTAATTTATACAGATGAAAATAGTTCAAAGCATATTGATACGAGAGAAAACCCAAGAATAAAAATAATAATCAAACCAATAGAAGATTTTTACAATTATAAATATAAAGATTTTTGGATTCAAAATCATGAGCAAAATTATTTGTTAAAAGATAGAGTAGAATGGTATGTCAATATGTTATGGAGTGAAAAAATTTGGTTTGTAAATGAAACAATAAAAAAACAATATTTCGATACAGATTTTTACGGATGGTGTGATATAGGGTATTTTCGTAATAATTTGCATCATATTCATACTAGTAATTTACATAATTGGGCAAATGAGAAAAAAATAAACTCTTTAAATAAAAAAAAAATTTATTATGCTCTTGTTAATAACGATGATAATTATGTAAATTTTTTAAATTGCGTAATTAATAATAAGAATGAAAATGGAGTACCTATAGAACCTATCCCAGATCATCAAGTTTCAATAGCCGGTGGTTTTTTTATTTTATACAAAGATAAAATTGATTGGTGGTGTAACACTTTTGAAAATAAATTAAAATTATATTTTGAAAACAATTATTTGGTGAAAGACGATCAAATTATTATTGCAGACTGTATTTTATCAAATGATAACAAGAATGAATTTAATTTGGTTAAAGAAATAGACCCTAGGTTTGATAACTGGTTTTTATTTCAACGTTTTTTAAGTTAGTTTCATAAAATTCAATTATTATATATCTATATAATTATATAAATAATTATATAAATAATTATATAAATAATTTTCAAGATTATTTATATAGTTGAATATTATGATAAGTATTTTGTTACCAATTTATAATGGTATTGAATTTATAGACGAATCTTTAACATCTATTGTTAATCAATCATTTACTGATTGGGAATTATTAATTGGTATTAATGGTCACCCACCTAATTCAGATGTGTATAAGATGGCTAAAAATTATGAAACTACGTGCGAATATGGAAAAATAAGAGTTTATGATTTTTATCATTTAAATGGTAAATCAAATACTTTGAATACATTAATAAATTATTGTAAATTTGATTGGATTTCATTAATGGATGTAGATGATATTTGGGAAATAAATAAATTACAATGTCAAATTAATTTTATTAATGAATATGATATTATAGGAACAAGGGCAATTTATTTTGGATACATGTTGAATGGTGTAATTCCATCTATACCTTTTGGGGATATTACAAGTCATAACTTTCATCAAGGAAATCCCGTTATAAATTCCAGTAGTTTAATAAAAAAAAAATTATGTTTTTGGAATAATGAAAATGATGGAATAGAAGATTATGAATTATGGTTAAAACTTAACTTTGAAGGGAAAAAATTTTACAATTGTGAAGAAATTGCAGTTAAACATCGACTGCACGAAAAATCGGCATTTAATACAAAAAATTTTGATGAAAAATTAACTCAAATTAAAAATAAATATAAAAAAGAATAATCAACAAATTAATTAACCTGTAATTTTAACCCATTCTTGTGGAAATAAATCACTAGTATCAACGTTTCCCATACCAGGACCAAACCATATTGACGGATAACACACCAATTTATCTTCATATGAATTAAAGAAAGCACCCCACCAACTAAATGAACTATTAGCAATTATATTATGCCTACAGTAACTCATTAATAGTAATTGTTGCCAATCATCTAATTGATTTGATGCTCTAATAAAAGTTACCGAAGGTAAATCTATTGCTAATTTTTGGACAGTTTCATTTACCTCATCTATATCTTTATCCTCACAGAAATATAATACGTCAGGAGTATAATCTACATTATTTAAAATATGTTCTAATGATTTTTTATAATATTCATATGTCATAATTGGATGATATAACTGCAAATTTTTGTAATCTCCCATTCTAAAATGTAAAGAAATCGTTTTTTTTAATTTGACTATATTTAATAAATTGTTTTTAACACAGAAATTCAATACTTCTTGTTTTTTTTCAAAAATATCTAGCATCATACTTATTATTCTATAATTTTGTTGAAAATATTTATAACTCTGAAAATACCCATTTATCATAATGTTTGCATTTGATTGAAACAAACTGTCTGGTATATTTTTATAGGGAAAACCGTCTTCTTTAAATATTACATTAAAATCTGGATATTCATTAAATAAATTGTTTGACAATTTAGATAAAAATGATTTCCAATAAGTATTTCTAACTGTCGTCGACCCAGAACCTAATTTTTCTGCACTTATAAATTTAAAATCATGGTTTTGTTTAATTGCATATGAAATAGCAGTAAATATTTGAAATAATTGGTTACCTAATCCACCCATTAAATTACACGTGATCATATTTTTCAGTAAATATATTAAAAATATATTTTTAAATTATAAAATTGATATAAATTATTATTTATAATTAGAATTAAATTATAAATAAAAATGTTGACTGATAAATATAAACCTGATAATTTTGAAAATTTTATAGGTAATTCACAAAATATCGTTTCTTTACAAAATTGGTTACTTAATTGGAATGTGAAAAACAAAACGATTAAAAAATGTACATTAATTTCTGGACCAAGTGGAATTGGAAAAACTCTTTGCGTTGAATTATTAATTAATAAATACAATTTGAATCCTATTTTTATATCTCCTGATGAAAAAACAGATAAAGATTTTTTTCAAAATTATATTATTCCATCCATTCAAATTGAAAAAAATGTATTGTTAAAAAAAAACATACTTGTGATCAACGATATTGATTGTTATGATGATTATGGGTTTATCAGTAATATTAATATATGTATGAAAGAAAGTAAAATCCCCATAATAGCCACATGCAATAATAGGTACGAACAATCTTTAAAACCTATTATACCTAATTGTTTGGATATTAAATTTCAAAAACCACCCGTATCAGATATCATAAAATTTTTAACTCCAATTTTTAGAAAGCAATGTTTTTCAACTAACGAAATTGAAATTAAAAAAATTATTGAACACTCTAATTGTGACATACGTAACATTCTAATTAATTTACAATTACATTATAAAAACCTTGCACATTCTAAAGACAAAAGTATTCAACAGACGAATATTTTTGAGTTAACTAAATCATTTATGTCACAAAATATTGAACTCAATGAAAAAAATAATTTATTCTGGTTAAATAATGATATATTGCCTTTAATGATACATGAAAATTATCCATTAAGTAATATTAAAATGAAAAATGAAATTAAACATTTAGAAAATATTGCTGAATCAATTGCAAGTTTAAGTGACATTGATTTAATCGATAAAGAAATCAAAAAAGAAGCGTCAAATTGGGAATTACTACCATATATCGGATGGAATTTAATTAAATCCGTGGGAAATTGTCATGCTAGAGCACAAATTAAATTTACGGAATATTTGACCAAAACTGCACAAAGAAATAAAAATAAGAAACAAAATCAATGTAAAGAAACGAAAGATGCAAAAAATAAGGTAAAAGAACCCAAGAAAGCAAAAGAACCTAAAAAACCAAAAGAATCCAAGAAAACAAAAGATGTAAAAAACCCTAAGTTATCAAAAAGGGTTAAACTAATTATTGAAGATTAAAAATCTTCACTAAATTCAAATGTACTATCATCTTTATTTTTATTGGCCAAAGCATATGAATCATTCAAACGTTCAAAAAAATTGACTTTGCCTTCCAAACTAATCAATTCCATAAAATCAAATGGATTTGATACATTGTAAATTTTATCATAACCTAATTGAACACATAGTCTATCCGCACAAAATTGAATATATTGTGTCATTAATTGTGAATTCATTCCAATTAATCTACAAGGCAATGCGTCACATATAAATTCAGTCTCAATTTCGACAGCCTCTTTAATAATTTCATAAACCTTGGATTTTTTTACTTTATTAATTAATTTATTATATAATAACACAGCAAATTCACAATGAAGTGCTTCATCGCGAGAAATTAACTCGTTTGAAAATGTCAATCCTGGCATCAATCCTCTCTTTTTTAACCAATAAATACTACAAAAAGCACCGCTAAAAAATATTCCTTCTACACAAGCAAATGCAATTAATCTTGTAGCAAATCCACTTCTATTATCTTTGATCCATTTTTGGGCCCATTCGGCCTTCTTTTTAATACATGGAAAATTTTCTATAGCATTGAACAGACGGTTTTTTTCTTCTTTGTCTTTAATATATGTCTCTATCAATAAACTATATGTTTGACTATGAATATTTTCCATAGCAATTTGAAATCCGTAAAATGCTCTGGCTTCAGAAACTTGAACGTCTCCCATGAATCTGAGTGCCAAGTTTTCCAAAACAATTCCATCACTTGCTGCAAAAAATGCAAGAATCATAGAAATAAAAAATTTTTCGTCTTGGTTTAAGGTGTCCCAATGTGTAATATCTTTTGTTAAATCAATTTCTTCAGCGCGCCAAAAACAATCTACTTGTTTTTTATACATTTGCCATATGTCTTCGTATTTAATTGGAAACATTACAAAACGATTATCGTCTGGATTTAGTAAAGGTTCAATAATATTTTTAGACATCCTAAATAATATATAGGGAAGATTTTAAATTTTTTATAAAATATAAATATAAAAGATAAAATATAAAATATAAAATAAAACTATAATTTAAGAAATATTTTTTGATAATGGAAATAATGAGTATAAGTCGTCCATTAGAAGTGACTGATAATGAATTTGTACAATTACAATTAGTAATAGAAGCTAAACGAAACATGTTACTCAATAAACAAAAAAAAATTAAAAAAATTGCAAAACAAAATGAATTTTTACAACAAGTTAAAAATGATTATTCAAAATATAATAATTACATTATTAAACAAAAAGAGGATCAAATGAAAGCACTTGATTTATTAAATAATTATATAAAAGATCTTACTACTTCAGGTCAGTTAAGTGAACATAATATTAAAGATGCCAAACATGAGCAAAATAAAATAAAAAAAGAATTAAAAGCAATTAAATTGGGTTTAGACAATTTAATGAATGATACAAATGAAATAAATAATACGTTAGACGGGAAAACACTATTGATATAAAATATTCACTATTATAATAAAAAAAATATTACAATTTGTTATAATATAAATTATATTATTATATATATATGGCTCAGGTACAACCGAAATATAATAGAGATCAAAAAAATGGGTTTTTAGCTCAATTTCAACAAAGTTTAAATACACTGAATCAAATAAATGGTATAATAGATAAAAATACTCAAGATAAAAATCAGTTTTCCGTTTTTGTAAGGCAACAATTGGAGAGAATAAGAGCAAGTATTGCAAAACTTGTTGTGAGAATCAATGAGTTAAAAACCAGATTACAAAATTTACAAGGTCAAATAACTCAAAATACTAGTGGAATACAAAATAAGGATGCTGAAATTGTCCAAATAAAACAACAACTACAACAATTAACCGGCGAAAGGGATGCACTTACAGCACAGTTGGCAGAAGCTACTAGAATTCGTGATGAAAATGCGAATAATGTACAGGGATTACAAGCAAATATCAATCAAATGGAAACTAATATTGCAAATTTAACTGCACAAAATGCTGCGTTAACAAATGACGTTAATCAATTAACACAACAATTAAATGCTCGCGGCGGTATTGAAGCCCAGAATGCTCAAGCAATTGAACAATTAAGAAAAGAGAATGAAGCTGCTTTAAACGGTCAAACACAACAACATCAACAACAAATACTACAATTACAAGAACAAATCAATCAAAGACAAGTTGCCTTGGATGCAAACGCACAACAAATCCAGCAATTACAACAAGATATTGCAGCAAGACAAACTGCTTTAGATGCAAATACTCAACAAATTCAGCAATTACAACAAGATATTGCTGCAAGAGATCAGGAAATTGTCCGATTACAAAATGAAGGAAATCAGGCAGCACAAGGTGTTAGTCAACAACTTCAACAAACAACTCAAGAATTAGCTAATGTTCAACAAACTTTACAGAATATTACTAGTGAAAGGGATCAATTAGTTGCTGAAAATGATGACCTTATTGAACGAATTATTGCCGGGACTCTGGCTATTCAACAAGCAACACAACGTTTACGTGAATTGACTGACGATGAATTTTATAAACAAAGCAGTACTCGTGTAACCACTGATGTAGATACAATAATTCAAGAAATTGAAGGATTAATACAAGAGGTCAGTAATTCATTACAAAATGGTCCTGCATCTCGTGTCCTACCCCAATCTCCAGGTGGACAAGGACGTTCTTCTGGAGGAGTTTCTGGGGGTCCTGGAGGAGTTTCTCAGCGCCCTATAGGAATATTAGAAAGTATAGAATCAGGAAAACCTGCAACAGAAATTCATCTACCTAATGGTTCAGCACTAATCAATATTAGCGGTATGCAACCAATGACTATTACAGAATTTATGAAACAGCTTCACTCAAAAGCAGAACGTGCAAACCGACCAGGTTATCCTAGTAAGTATCAAAAGGCTTACGATTCTATTAGGAATAATAGCGATTTAAAAAATCCTTTCAAACCTGAAGGATTTCTATCACAGAAAATAAGTGATACATTGCGTCAATACAATATTGAAATTAAAAACAACAAAATTTTTGGCGGTAAAAAAACACACAAAACACACAAAAAATATAAAATGTATAACAAAATGCATAATAAATCACATAAAAAACATCAAGGATATACAAAAAAATTAAAGCAACGTGGAGGATTTTTATATGGAAATAAAAAGACAAACGCATCTACTAATTTGCTTACTATACCAAATAAAACACCATCTACAAAAACTATTTCAACTATTTCAACTATTTCAACTAAAACATCACCTCAAAAAACCAATAGCAATAAAAATAAAAATAAAAAAAATAAAAATACTGTAAGAAAGAGATAATTACACCAATTATCAAATTTCAAATATGTGCAAGCATTCCTCTTATAGAAGGCATAAATCTGCATGTTTCAAAATATTTTCCTGAAATTTGTTTATATAAAATTGAGTCTGGTCGGGATCTTAATTTAAATATTTGTTGACGCAGTTTATAAATTTTTTTCCATGCACGTTGTATAATTTTCAACCAAAATGTTTTTAATATGCAAACACATTCATTGCCGCGTAAATAATAAATTTCACCAATCTCAGGTTTCATATAATTACAACGTGTTATTATATTATTATAATTTCTAATATAATTATGTTTTACATTATTGTGATACACTTTATAACATTTATTATAAAATTTACATCTTTTTTTTAATACATGCAATAATTCACCTATACAGGTATTTGTTTTAATCGTAAAAGATTCGTGTACTAATAATTGCTGATTTATAGTTGGATCACTTTCCAAAGTAATTCCATGAATATGTTCATTAAAAATTTCTGGTATTAAGAGAGTATATTTAGAACTAATTATAGATATATTATTACTATTATTATTATTATTATTATGGCTAATAGAATATTCATACCAAGAATCACCACTATCCGAACTATTAATACTAACAGTACTATTGGTTTCTATTTCATAATTTTCCTCGTAATCAACATAATTATTTAACATAATTTAAATAAATTATTAATTGTTATTAATTTATAAATTATAAATAAATTATAAATAAATAATCAATTTTTTTATTAAATATATATATAACTATATAGATGAAATTAAAATCAGGACTTCAAAAATTGCTTTCTAGTAAAATTCTACTATATACTGTTGCAATTACATTTTTTTTGAATATAATAGTACTTTTAACAAACAATAATATTTGGGGAGCATTAACAATTTTTTTAACTGCAGGAGCAATTTTTTTATCCAAATTAAGTAAAAATATGATTGTTATATTAGGTGGAAGTTTATTAATTTATTATTTATTATCTAGTCTTGGCATATTTAAAAATCTATATAATCGAGGAAAAGAAGGTTTGGAAAATAAGGATGATATGGCAAGTGATGATAAAAATAAACAAGAAGAGGACTTGAAAAATACAATTAAAAAAATTAATAAAAATGCACCCACTAGTAGTCAAGGTTTAGTTATGACACCTTTAGAAGATTCAACTCAACCTACTGTTAATACAACTGACAGTAGCGCAACTACTGATGAATCATTTGAAGTTGGAAGAAGTAAAAAAAATAGTAAAGGATATAATGTTGATTATGCTTCAACTATTGAAGACGCTTACGATGAACTAAATAAAATTTTGGGTAGTGATGGTATTAAACGTTTAACTGGTGACACGCAAAAATTAATGAAACAACAACTACAATTAGCCGAATCTATGAAAAGCATGAAACCTTTGATGGAAAGTATGACTCCTTTGATGGAACAAGCCAAAGGTTTATTGGGTAATATAGGAGGAAATGGTAATTTAGATGAATTGACAAATATGGCCAAGAAACTTTCAAATGGTTTGGGTAACAATGTTGCAAACTAAATCATATATAGTTCAATTTATAAATCGACACAGTCACTGTATAAATAATAAAAATTAGATTATTTTTATTATTTTGTGTAAAATATTTATCAGGATATACAAAGTTCGATTAATTGGTCAATTGTATAATCATGTGTTGCTTCATAATTTGCGTTCAATTCCGGGTACATGATAAAGAATTCGTTAAATAACTCATGATAAAAAGGTATAATTTCATCTTGACTGATTTCTCTCCTATTTTCTATTATAAATACAACTTTTACCAGGTAATTAAGACTTTTAGGAATTTTTCCTGTTAAAAAGGATTTGCTTTTAAAATTTTTGACTTCTTCTTTTGTTGAATATTTTACCAAATAATAAATTCTTTCATAAATTAAATTAATTATCGATGGACTGTTAAAAATTCCTGATATTTGACCCAAATTAAAAGGTTTACTGTAAATATTAGTCATATATAAATTATACATATCATTTGGTAAATTATTATAATCTATATCCATTAAAGGTAAAGGTTTTTTATTGATATTATTATTATTTAAAATTATTTTAAATATTGGATGGGTAATATCTGTATTCGTTGTTTTGGTTAAGATTGAGTTACTATTTACCTCAGTAACCCAAATTAAAAAATTACAAATTTGTCCTGCAAAGTTTCTATTTTCCTCTATATTTGTATTATTAGTATTAATTAATACAACATCAATATCGTTACTTTCATAAGGAATTATAAACTGGTTTGGAACCTGAGAACTCACATTTTGAATGGCCGAACCACCTTTAAGAATTAAATAAATTCCATTATTAATTAAAGTATTGGATACAACGCCTATTAAAATATACAATAATGAAATTATGTTATTTGTTGCGGTGTCTTTTGAAATAAATTTATTTGAGTAAGCCGGCAATATTTCTTTCAATTTTTCAAAAGCATTATTGTCTTGTAATAAATCCATTTTTGCAATTTCATTCTTCACATTTTTAATATTTTCCTCACTACCAAAATACTTTGTCCAAAAGGTTAACACTTCAATTTGTAATGTTTCAGAATTAAATGTTTTTTTGGACTCTTCGATGGCTTGTTGTATTTGTTTTTCTAATAATTCATTGGCTTCTTTTTCTTCATTTTCTTGTTTTTCTTGTAGGGTTCTCTCAAGTTCCTCTTGTTTTTTTAATTTTTGTAAATACATTTGTTGTTCTTTCTGAAAATTCTCTTCCTGTGAAAATAATTCGGTTTCCTTGGCAACCCGTTCAGTCTCTTCTTTTTCTCTCTTTAATTGATTTTCAAGAATTTCTTTTTGTGTTTTTTCTTCATTTTTTCTTTGTTTAGCTAGTTTTTGTTTATTTTTTTTGGCCAATTTTTTTGCTTTTTCTTTATCCTCTTGTTTTATCAAGAGTTCTGCATTAATACTAGATATTTCATTTTGAAGAAACTCTTGTTGTTTTTGATTTTCATTCAAATCAGTAGCCACTTTTTTGTTTATAATTTCTCTTGCTTTTGTTTTCAATAATGTATTAATTTCACTTGGGTCTTTTGAAAGTTTTAAAGCACTCATTCCATTACTATCTTTTAAAGTAATATCTGCACCATTTTCTAATAATAATTTAACTATATCCAAATTTTGATTTGGACTAGTGACTGCAAACATCAATGCTGTAAAACCAATATTATCTTTGTCATTTATTCCTTGTCCTGCACCATTTTCTAATAATAATTTAACCATATCTAAATTACCGCGTTTACACGCCACATGTAATGGAGTATTACCAAATTTGTTTTTTTCTAGGATATTTGCACCTCTATCTATTAAAAATTTGGCTGCATCCATTTTTCCATATTCAACTGCATAAAATAGTGGTGTCCATGAATTTATGTCTTTAGAATTAATATTTGCACCACTATCTAATAACAAACGAACACATTCTACATCACCAAAAGTGGCCGCATAACTTAATGGAGTTACATTAACACTATCCTTAGGTTCTATGTCTATTTCTGTTTTTTTTTCCAATAATTTTTGTAAAATATCTCTATTTTTCTTTTGGGCAGTCAAATGCAATGCAGTTCTCCCAAAAATATCTTTCATGTTAAGATTTGCTCCTCTTTCTATTAATATATTTGCAGAGTCATTATTATTTTGCAAAATAGCAACAATTAAAGGCGTAGATTCTCCTTTATCAACCAAATTCATATTTGCACCATTATCTAATAAGAAATTAACAATATCAGGTTTATTATAAAGAATTGCTTGTTCTAAAAGATTTGTTTTTTCTTCTCCTAGTTGATAATTAATTATAGCTGGATTTTTTGCAAGATTTTCCTTTACAGTTTCTAAATCATTATTTTGAATTCCAATAATAATACTTGTAAATAATCTATATAAATCATCTTCAATTGTACCACCTTTTATTTTATTTTTAAATGTTTTTTGATGTTTTTTAGTTGTAAGTTTCTTTTTGTTTCTATGTTTAGTTACACTTTTTTTATTTTTAAAAATTGTTTTTTTGTATGTTTTCTTATGTTTTTTATTACTATATTTTTTTTTGCTTTTAATCATGTTATAATATTATAATATTATAATAAAATAATTTATTATATTTTCATATTATATAGTTAAATAATATGAAAAAATGTCCACCTGGAGTGATATGTTTGGAAAATGTAACGATAATTTTTATTATTTTTATAATAATTGCACTTTGGTATTTTTATTTTAGTTCACAAAACCATAATTCAAATGCTCATAGAAACAATTCTAATAGAAGCACTGAAATAGTAATATCTCAGGTGCCTAATTATCCATATAATAATATTTTTGCACCTCCATCTGTTCCAGGAGATGTTTTATTAAACCCATATGTTCCACCTTTGAGAGATGAACGTTATTTGATTCCACAATTAAACGTCGTTCCCCCTGGAACTATCCCTATAAATATTTCTACAAATGTGGGTGCCGTCGATACTAGTTACAGACAGGTTGGTATGTTAAATCCATTAAATAAGCAAAATAAAGACAATTTGTTGCCTTTAATGGGAAGACCGGTTTTTACAAATAGAGATAAATGGCAATATTATACTATTGGCAATCAATATAATAGTATAAAATTACCGGTTATTGTTAAAGGAAGAAGTGGTTCTAATGAATATGGTGTGGATAGATTAATGAATGGTGATAATGTTTATATTGAAGGTTTAAATGATACTTATAGAGTTACTATTTATGATAATGATACAATTAAATATTTGCCATTTATTTGATTTTTTTTGATTTTTTTATGATTTTTTTATTTATTCTTGGGTGATTTTCGCGATTTTTTAGTTAGTTTAAATTTTTTACGTTTTGGTTTTCCTCCTTCTAAATTATTTTGAGGATTTGTAGGGTTTGCCATTATCTGAGTTGCTTGATTGACTGCAGTATAACCGTCTTGAATATTATCTGGATTATTATTATTATTTAAATTGATATTTTCGGTTACTTGATGAGTGATTTCATTTGTTAAATAATTTAATACTGTGTTCAATGATTCTGAAACATTTCCAGGTAAAAGATTATTTCCTTGTGCCTGTTGACTTCCATTTTCATTTTCTATTGGTATTTCAGTATTATTATTTATTTCTTCTTGATTAACAACTGGATTATTAGGTTCATTATTTATTTCTTCTTGATTAACAACTGGATTATTAGGTTCATTATTTA